GATAAGTGAACTTGAGAAAGAAGTTTTAGTTATGAATGAAGAGTTAAATAAGAAAAAATACACCATCAAAGTATTAGTAGGTATATTAAGCATTTTACTAATAGGTAATTTAATAATGATAATAAAATAAAACCAACTAAATTAATATTTAAAGAAAGGACTTGATTGTATTCAAAAATTAACTTAGAAAGGAATGATCTATGATGGATTTTGCAGGACTAAGCACTTTAATAAATCAAAATGGTCTAGCAGTTGTATTGTTACTGTGTTTATGTTGGGGAGGTTATTCAACAATTTCTCCATATGTCAAAAAGAAATTAAACAAAAGTATAGAAAATGATGATAAACTGGAAGATAATATACATAAAGAATATTTCAAAATGACAAAAGAAACGAAAGATATGAATAAACAATTTATGTTAGAGTTAAAAAGTATTAACATTACAAATCAACAGATTTCAGCTACAAATGAGCTATTAGCAAAAAGTAATAGCAAATTATTAGAATCATTAGATAATAGAATATCTACTCTTGAAGATACTACAGATGATATTGGAAAAACAGTCGAGAAGATTAATACAAAGATAGATGTGATGTTAAAATAAAAAAGAGATAGCATTACACTACCTCCCAATAAGAAATTATATTATCCAACAAAAATATAACTCTTAACTATAATAATACATTAATATTATTTACAAGTCAAGAAAAATTTAACAATTATTCAAAATAAAAATAAATTAAAAATGGAGAAGATAGCCTATGAGATTAAAAGCTATCTTCTGTGAATGGTATTATAAGATAAGGTATGCCAATACGCGCCACACGTAATTTAAATACTTATCTTATAATCATTATACGATTTTCGGATAGAAAAATCAAGAAAAAAGTTCATGAAATAGGGAAATAAATGATAGATTTACAAGAATCGAAAGATTTAATGTAGAAATATCATTTATTTCCCTATTTTTTTTTGTTTTATTTCTATATATTATTATGAGGTAATTGATTTTCTTCATTTAAATTATAGTCATATATTGGTAATTATATACATATTATATTAAATCTTTTCTTGTTAAATTTATAAAATTATAAGAATATCCATCAGACTCAAGTATCCCACTTTCCCACTCTTTTCTCCATTCATTAGAATTTATTTTAAAGAATGTATCAGCATCATAGTTACCTTTGACGGTAGTTAAATATATTTTATTACAATAAGGTAAGAATTGTTCATATATTAACCCTCCACCAATAATAAATACTTCCTCTGATGAGTTCTTATATTCTTCTATTAATTCATTTATATTATTTTTAAATATTAAAGATTCTTTTGGACTCATAGTGTTTATTCTATTTGATGTAGTTATTACTATATTATGTCTGTTTGGCAATGCTCCATTAGGCAAACTGTCATAAGTTTTTCTGCCCATTATTATGGTGTGTTCTGTGGTAAGTTCTTTAAATCTTTTTAGATCTTCTTTAATTTTAAATAACAGATTATTGTCTTTCCCAATACCACCATTAATGTCACATGCGACTATTATTGATAACATAATTAAACACTCACTTTCATACTAATTTTTCCCATATTCTCATAATCCTCTAATTTAATATCATCTATAGTAAAATCATAGAAATTTGTTATATTGGTATTTAATTTAAGTTTGGGATTTGACACAAAAACACTCATCAGTTCTTTATTTTTAAGTAATGATAAATCATCCTTAATATGATTATATGTGTTTAATATATTATATCTTTTAACTTGTTCCTTCATACCATCTATTTGATTCTCATATATATGAGCATTATTTATTACATGCGTAAGTTGTCCCACTTTCAGTTCTGTTATTTGAGCTATCATATGGACTAAAACTGCATATTGAGTTGTATTAAATGGCACACCTAATGGAATATCTCCAGAACGTTGTACAAGCATACAATTAAGTCTGCCATCTGTTACATCCCAAATAGTTTGATAACAACAAGGTTGTAATTGCATATCAGGTAAGTCTTCTATATTCCACAAAGATACAATCATGCGTCTATCTTGAGGGTTATTTTTAAGAGTTTCTATTAGCTTATCAAGTTGTTTATATTTTGCAATTTGATATCCATAAGCTTTACCTATAGTGTTGTTTGAATCAACCCATTCATCCCAAATATGAACATTTTGATTTTGCAATAAGGTAACATCATTTGATTGTGATTGCCATATCCACAACATTTCTTTCGTTGCTGTTTTGAATGCTACTTGTTTTGTTTTTAATATTGGGAATTCTTTTTGTAAATTCACTTGGATTATTTGGTGTGGTAATTTATATGTTGGAACACCGGTTCTATTATTATCATAATAACCATTATTTAAAATATTCTCTACTATAGTCATGTATTGTTTTTCATAATTATTTGCCATTCTCGTTCTCCTTAAACTTGATTATATTTTGTTTTACTAAGATATTTTAAAATCTCTTTCTGCTGAGGTATAAGCATTTATTAATTCATCCTCATTATAATCTTCATCTTGTTCAGATGATTTTCTTTCAAATAATGTTTTATCATATCCTAATAATTCATTATCATTTTGTTCTGGATTTTCAATTATATTATGTAATAATTCATTGTCAGCTTGTAATTGTTCGACTAAATTTAATAAAAATCTACTATTTGATTTCCACTCTTCTTTTTCCTTTTTTAAGGTTTCTATTTCTAATAATAGTTCGTCTGTATTTTTTTCTTTGCTTTGTTTAATTTCCATATCATTTAACATAATTTATTCTCTCCCTTATAATTTATCTTTTTATTATTTAATATCTCTTAGTTACCATAATATTATTATAGAGCATATATTTGGACAAGTCAACACTATTATCTATATTTCATTTACTATTTGCAACTTTATATTACTAATTAGATTAATACTTTATCGTAATTAAACTCTTCATCTAATTCATAGTCTTCATTCTCGCTAATTATATAGCTTAACTTAGTAGTTGCAGTTTCTTTGTCAGTTGCTATAACTAAAACTTCTTTGTCAGTTGTTTCATTCCAAACTGAAAATAAAAATGCTTTTAACAATTTGCTTCACTCCTCTTCTAATTTTTAAATATCTATTTTTCTTATAATGTCTTCTTCTTTCACATCAAAACATTTTGTTTCTTCCCATTCTCTTTGAAATAAAAAGCTTTCATATGTTGCAGTTGATTCAACTACATATGCCTTCCCATAATGAAAAGGATCTTTTACTTTTAATATTTCTCCACTTCCTTTCATTGTTTTATTAGAAGAATAAAGTAGAAATTCAACTATATCTCCAACCTGATATTTATTAGGTTCTTCTATATTATTTGAGGGCATAAAACACCAAATAATATAGGATATAAAAAATATTGTTAATATTATAATTGCATAAATCATATAAAATATAATCACCTCCTAACCACATAAAATTTCAGTTTTATATATACTTTATTATAATCTATTTACTATAATTTCATAGTCTTTGAATTTTATTTCTTCAATACTATATATTGAGTATTCTTTTGATTTTAACTTAGAATCTATAAGTATATTTAATGCTTTATCTTTATTTATTGCAGGTATTATTTGAACTGTTGTATTTGGGTAGCTATAGTCTTTATCTTCATCACTCCACCATTCTCTAAATGAAATTTTATATAATTTATAATTATCTTTCACTTTAAATCCTCCTTATTGTGATTATTCGCACCCTTAAAGAATGCAATTATTCCTAATATCATTATTGTCCAAATTATTAAACTTATAATTACTACCTTGAGCATATGTAACACCACCTCTTTATTATTTATTTATATTTAATTTAATACATGCTTATTTCAGTTTTATCATGTCTAATAATTCCTTTCCATGTTTAGTCATTAATATCCACTTCATATTTATACATGGAGTTATATAACGCATTAGGAATTATATTTTTGTATTCATTAGCAACCTCTTTAATATATTTTTCTTTTGCTATTTTATATTTTTTATGTGCTTCAAATTTATCACTGAAACTTCCCAAATATACTTCCCCTTTTAATGTATGTAATCTACTTCTAAATGAATTACTATCTGAATTTTCACTTACACCTATTGGCAAATTACCTCTTGACGCATTTGATTTTAAAAATAATTGATTGATTCTTTTTGGCACAAATATACATGTTTCAGGACTGTAAACTGTATTGCCTTTATAAAGTATATCTTTATCTAATTCAGTTTTACCTAATTCATTTATTTCATAATAATTTTTTTCAAACCATTTGGCAAAGTTTTGAAAACACAACCAATCATCACATACATATTTGTTTTTATAAGTTGGTTTTTGTGTTTGATATTCTTCACTATAGCAACGCTGTAACATTCTAACCCAATAACAATATGCTTTTGTCTTTTCCTTATCTTTGTATGGCAAATAATCTCCCACACCTAAATAACCAACACCAAACACTTTTTTATCATAAGGATTCTTGATTTTCCCTAGTTTAAATTCTTTATATTGGCAATTAACCACATATTTAAAACTATCTTGGAATTCTACATACATATTATCACTTCTTATATATTTTATAATTTTCATTTTAGTACCATTTGTATTTTCTCTTATTTCTCCTATTCTATCTTTCATTTAAAATCTCCTTTTAATAATAACTTGGCTCACATTTATCAAATCTCCATTCGAGAAATACAGGGAATCTTAAACTAGGTTTATTATCTTTACTATTGGTTGTTTCTTCAAAATATTGTATTTTTGCTATTTTCCCTATATATTTATTTGGATTATTATAGACTTCATTTCTCATTTCATCTGAAAATCCAGAACCAACTCCAATAGTATTATTTTTATATTCAACATTTATTCGACCCAGTGTTCCTTTATTTTTTCCTTCGCCTTCCTCGATTGATAGTACTTTAAGGTCAGCATCTTGAAACTTCTTTACTTTTAGTATATTTGACGTTCTTTTACATTCATATGGAGCATTCGAAAGATTAACCATTACTCCTTCTTCATCATTAGCTATAGCTTCATCTAATAACTTAATTATTACACTTTCATCTTTACCTATGTATCGAATTGGTACCTCAATTATATTTGTAAATCCATGTACAGATATTAAATTGCTTAATTGTTCTTTTCTCTCTTTACATTTTGTTTTTGAAATACCTTGTTTAAATTCTTCAAATGTTAAAATATCAAATGCATGTAATGCTAATCCGTGTTTAACACCTTTCTTTCTTGATTCTTTCATTGTTTCTCTATATAAATCCTTCGAATGTAGCCCCTCTATATTTAAAAGTAATTCTCCGTCTATTACAGTATTATTAGGTATCTTTTTAGAATCTTCTTCGAACTCTACTAATCCTTCTATTTCTTGCCCTTGTCTTGTAAAATATTTAACTTGCCCATTCTCATCTTTAATTAAAACAAATCTGCATCCATCTAACTTTTGAGTAATAATAAATTCTTTACCTTTTACTTTTTGTGGCTTCTCAAAGTATTTATCAGCTAACATCACATTGAACTGTGGAATTAAATCTTTCCATACTTTATTAATACCTTTTGCATTAATACCCATTCTTAAATCTTTCAGTAAGATACATTTATATAGTTCCATTTCATTTTCATTTTGAATACTTCCAAGAAATGAATTTGCAGTAGCCCTTAAAGAATCATTAATGTTTGAACTTGATAATATATCTAACAATTCAAATATATCAATAGTAAAATTAGCACTATTAATTGGATTAATTGATTTCTCACTCATTCCATATTTTTTAAATGGATCATATGTATACAACAAAACTTTCTTTAATAATTCATTGTCCTTATTCTTTTGTAATATTGCTATTTTTCCATTTGTTGAAGACTCATTTCTTAATTTTTGTACAATTTCTATTACTTCTTTCATTAAACTCTCTCCTTTAAGTTTTATAATTTTGTATATTTTATTTATTCAATGTTTGCGTTCTTGAAAGCTTGTTCATATTCACTCATATCATTTTCATCAAACCATTTGCTATAAATATCTGTAACATCTGGAATAGAATCAAATAAATCAACAATGTTATTTGGCATAATACAACCCCTCCTAATTTTATAATATAATTTATGTATTTCATATAAGGCTTGGACTATTTACTATTTAGTTCCTACCCTTGATATAATAATACTACTATTGCATATTATTGTCAACAACTTATTTATATTTTATTTACATTATTTAAAAAAGGTAGAAAAATAATTTCCACCTTTTAATATATGTATTTATTTAATTATAGAAACATCGTCCTGTGACACTACATCATAGTTATTTACTGAAAATCCTATATTTACTTTATCTGAAACATAAGTATGTATTTGATCTGTAATATTTTCTTTTAAATTTTCTATGCCTTCTTTTCTAAAACTTTCATTAGATAATATTGTATTTCTAGCATAATCTCTAATTCTAGAATTAATTGAATTAATTTCTGAAGATGAAAAGTTATTTTGTAACCATCCTACTCTTTCATTAGTCTGAACATCTGATAATTCACATTTATTTAGAGATAGTTTATTATAAGATAAATCAATATAAATAGTATCATTCTTGATAGTAACTTGAGGATTAGACATATTATAGCTAAACATAAAAGAGAATTGTGAATCTACAGTTATATCTTTACTATTCCAAGTATCTATTTTATCTCTTAACCATTTCATTGTTACATCATTTTCAGTTATATTTTTATTGGTAAAAGCACATCTAGTATTAACTATACCTTTTAATACATTAAGACTATTTTCTTTACTTAGTGCTTTTATTACTGATTCCTTATCTATCACTCTATAGGTTTGTTGTTCTAATGTTGTTTGATTATTTGTATTCGAACTGGCTTTATGTATGTTCTTGTAGGATTTACATGTGAATAAACTAAGTGTAATTAAAATAATTGTTAATCCTATTATTATAATTTTAATCATCTTACTCATTATGATCTAGCTCACTTTCATTTGAATTGCTAGACATATTGTCAATTTTTATAATTAAATCTACTATAGGTGAAAATACAAATACTATCCAGTAGTATGTCATAAGAATTTTTCTATTTTTAGTATGTAGTTTTTGTCCTATTAAAAAAGTAAATGAACCTAAAAGTGAGTAAATTAGAATTATATATAATATTATTATCATTTTAAATCTCTCCCCATATTTTATTAATTGAAATTTACCCACTTTCTACTCTTTTGTTATTGTTTTATTTTATTATTAATCTTTTAATAAATCTTTCATTTTTGTTTCCATTATCTCTATGTTTTTCTCTAGTGTTTCAATGTATTGAGTTATTAAATTTGTAGAATCAAATAGATGTGTTCCAATATATAAATCTTTATCTTTTTCATATGATTTTAACTGAGTGTTCATTTCTTCCAATAATTTAGATTGTATTTTGATTAATTTCATTATTCTTTTGTGAGTTTTTATGCTTGTATACATTAATTTAAGCATAGTAATAAACTTATTCATAATCTACTCCTTTCTATAACTTAGTTATAATTTATCTATAAGTAGTTAAATGTATGATTTTAACTAGTTTTTATAGTTTGGGAGGCTAGTAATAGCCCCATTCTTATTTGCCACTAGAACCTCTATTACCTTCTCCTCTTTTAGATGGTATTGATTTTAATTCTTCTAATGAAATTTCTTTAACATTCATTTTAGGGACAGGTAAAACAACAGCTTGACATATAGCTTTTTCATATGGATATATAATATGATCTAAGGATAAGTCATCAATTAATTCTTCATTCTCTTTTTTAATTATTGCTATAGGATTATTAGTTGTATTTGTTATAGGAACGAACCACTCTCCTCTATATCCTGAATCAATAACACCACATCTTTGAGCAATACCTTTTGTTCCTGTAGAACCCCTCTCTTTTAATACAATTGCATAATCTTCACTACAAGCACTACAAATTCCTGTAGGTATCATTTTAGTTTCATGAGGATTAATTAACATATATTCTTCATGAAAATCTGCATATATATCATAACCCATGTTTTCTTCATCTTTAGTTGGTATTTTAGCAGTTTCACTTGTTTTTGCAAATATCAAAGTATTTCCTAATCCTTGATTTAAAATTTCTGTCTTCATGTGTTCTAATGTTTCTTTATTATTGAAATCCATTGTGTATCCTACTTCCATGTCAATTCCTCCATTAATTTTAGTATTTACTATTGTGTTGTTGTCTCCTATATTTATCATTTATTTCTCTCCTTTAATTTTAATTTGTTTTATATTTTATTTTTATTCGTCTAACTAACTGCACTTGTGAACAAGTTCGTAAGTTAATTGATATTTTACTTTATTTTATAATTAACTTATCTAAATCTTCTTCATCATAGTTATAAAATTCATCTACTATATGACCAATAAATCCAAATATATCTTCTATTGCTTGTTTAACTTTCTTTTCTTCATCTGTTGGCTGATATGTATTAATATCTACTTTATCTAATATCTTTTGGCCTGTTATAGCTAAGTCTGTTTTGAAAATATCTTTTACCTTAGTTATGGTGTCTTTTAATTCTGTAAGTTCTGTTAGTATTTTAGATTCCATTATATTAATCTCCTTTTAGTAAAATATATAATTTTTATTTGAACCTTCGGTAATAGAATCTCTTGATAATTTTTCATTTGGGTATTCAGAGTCCCCAAGTTCTATAGTATAATCTTGATTTAATGTTTTAAGATATTCTATTAATTCTGCTACTGTCATTGCATCTTCCATTTATATTAACTCCTTTCCCAATGCTTTAAATTGTAGTTTTTATTGTCTTTTTATTCCCAATCTAAACTAGCAGTTTTCTCTTCAAACTCACCATCTTTAATGATAAATCTAAAATGTTCTCCGTCTTCACCACTAAATTGTAAAAATCCATCCTCACAATATGGAGCTATTATTTTAAAGAATGTGTCATCATCACCATATTTTTCACCTAAGAAATCTGTTATTATGTAGAAATTATCTTCTTCTTTAATTTCATATCTTAAATCTGACCAAACATCTTCTATTGACATTAATTCATCTTCTTCATAATCATCGTCCCATGAATGGTCTTCTTTATCTGTCCCTAAGTCAATTTCATTAATATCAAATCCATCTACCCAACGTAAAGTATTTGATTTAAAATAATCTGATAGTGTTTGTAGTATTATCTTCATATTTTCCTTTTTAATTTTTATAGTTCCTTCTTCATGACTTATACAATATCCCATAACTAATTTTCCTCCTTGTTTAAAAATAATTTCTTTTCTTCATTTAAATTTAATTTATACTTTTTAACTATATAATCTAATAATTCATCATTGTCAATTTTACTACCATTACAAAATGGACACATATGTTTAGGTACACTACCACCATTCCCATTTATAATATCAAACCAATCTTTACCTTCTGTATTTTCTATGCATTCGTCACACAAGCTTCTTCCACATTCCTCACATTCTGATACATACTCTTCATACCTTGCATCTCCACAACAATCACAACTATAATAATCTACTGACATTTTACATCTCTCCTCTTTCTTTTATTATTTAATTTATTTGTAATGTCATAAAATATTCTTTTGATTGACTTTTTTGTTTTAAGATAAGGGAATAAATCCCCTATCTATTAGCTTAATTTAAATCAACTTCATATTGATTGCTTGAACCATACATCGAATTTTCACATTTCTTATCTTTTTCAAACTTTCCACATATTAACTTATCAATATATTTTGTTTGTTCTAAATTTTTTATATCATTGTATTCATATCCAGTCCAAACAAAAATACTACAATCAGGAATTTCTTCTTTTACTGATTTTAATAAATCTAATAATTCTTCTCTATTATATGGTGCGAATGGTTCACCACCTAAAACTGATAAAGCCTTTCTTTCTTTACATAATTCTATTATTTTTTGTTTATTTAATTTAAATTCTGTATCATGTTTCCATAAAAATTGATTATGACAATCTTCACAATGGTGTGGGCATCCTGTAAACCATACTGATACTCTTAATCCTTCACCATTTAGTATTTCAAAATCGTGAATTCCTCGTTCAACTTCTCGTCCATAATGAACTTCTCTATCTTGATTTTCTTGTTCTTTTCCTTCATTTACTCTTGTATCACCATCAATAACATAATAAGAAAGATATCCACAAACTCTGTCAGTAACTATTATTTTTTTACTACCACAATGAGAACAATGAGGATTTGTTTTATCATAATCAAGTATTTCTTTGCCACAATTCTCACAAATAGCTGAATCGAAGTTTACTCCTTCATATAATCCCATTTTCATAGCATGTCTTGTAACTTGACTTATAGCTTTTATATTGTGATTTATAGGGTACTCGCTATAAAAAATGTGACCACCATTGCTTAAATCAAACATAGGTTTTTCTATTTTCATTTTTTCAAATGGATCAATTTTAGCAGTAACATTTACATGAAAACTATTCATAAAATATTTTTTGTCAGTTATTCCTTTAACTTCACCAAAATGTTCAAATTCTTTATCTCTACAAGTTTCAGCATACTTTTCGGCAGGTGTTCCGTAAATTGCAAATAATAATCCATGTTTTTTGATGGCTTCATCTTTCCACTTGTTTAAATGTTCTAAAACTTTGATAGAAAAACTGTTATCTTCATGTTCTTCTTTTCCAGTCATTAATAAATTCACTTCATTTAACCCTATATATCCATATGACCAAGTAAAAGTTCTTATTGCTTTTTCAATAGTTTCATCAGGTTTAAGTTTCATATGACATCCACCCTCACAAAAGAACAATGGATTTGAACTAGCTAAAACATTTTTCATTCTATTAAATTGCCATAAATGTCCTTCAGTTGCTAAGTCAAAATACTTTTTAAGTTCTTTGAAATAAGCTTTTTCATCTCTTGTTTCTCTAAACATTAATGCTGGTCTTACTGTATTTAAAGTTATTGCACCACAATTTGCCCTTCCATTAAATACTGGGTTGCCATTTTCATCAAACCATACTGATAAATAAGCTCTACACACTTCATTCTATTATTTCTAATAGCGTGGACTATACCTTTATATACCTTTTAACAAGAGTTTATTTGTAGTTACTCTAAAGATATATACCTCACATTAAGCTAATTTAAATATAATTAACTTACACATATTGGTCTACAAAACCTTCTGTGAAGTCTCTACACCGTTGCTTTATTACTAAAGCCTTTAGGCTCGGTATTACCTTATCATAAGACTTAGGCTTCACCGATTTGAGTGAGGTTTTGTATGGGCAGTAGATTATATTCTACCCATAGGTGCTAATGCATATCCATACTTTTTCCATATCTCTCCACAATAGCCTTCATCAAGAGAAAGAAAGTCAGGATAGTTTCTTTTACTTCTACATTTAATTGCTAAGTTGTATAAATCTTCATTAATTCCACCTTCTCCATGTATTTCATCTCTATAAAAGAATACTATTTTAGGAAATATTGCAGTTTGATGGAGTTTACCACAACCTTTTAATCTAGTTTCCAATATTATTCTAGTAACAAATTTAGCCCAAAATGAAGTTCTATTTCCAAATGCTATTGTTTCAAATGGAACTTGCATATTAGAATTCGATATAGAATTTAATCTAGTTTCTATTCCATTCCATCTTTTTCTAAAGGCACGTTCTACAAATTTCATTGCTAAATCTTTAATAGTTTCTTCATCTACTTTATCTCCTAGTTGATTTTTATAATATGTAATTGATTTTTCATAAGATTTCTCAAGAACATCTTCTAATACATGGTCAATTTCATTTATTGTAAAGCCACCATATTCTTGAGAGCTAGCTTCAAGCAAAACATCTGATAAAACACCTAAGTAAGCTTCTATGCTATCAGCATCATCATATAATAAACCATTTATTACTGGATTATTGTCTATAACATTTTTCATATCAAATAAGCAACAATTTATACTTCCAAAATAACGATCTGCTAAATCATGAAATTTCATTTTATTATCTATATGTGCATCTGCTAATTTTCTAGGTAATACATGGGTTAACATTTCATTTTGAATAAATGAGTCTAATATATGTCCTTTTTTGGTAGATATTAAATATGAATTTTTATTTGCATTTTCTCTATTAGGTTTTGTTAATATGTTGTAAAATTCACTTCTTAATTCTTTATTTCTTTTGTATTCTTGTATTGCTCTATATCCTTCATAAGATAATGCAATATCTTTATTTTTATTTTCTATAAGTAATAACACTACATTCTTTTCTATATTTACTACAGATGGTTCAATTTCGTTATTGATTAATTTCTCTTGGATTCTATTTGCTACTTTTTCAGCAATCTTGTCTGTTCCTCCAGCTTTTTGAATAGCTTCAACTATTCTTTGTTTATTGAAGTCTTGTTTTTCTCCTGTCCTTTTTGTAATTTGCATTTGACCACTCTCTTTCTATTTTATAATTTATTTATCATATTTTGTATTAGGTTTAACCAACACAAAACTAATAATCATTGCTATTGTATAAAGTATTAATAAAATATATAAAACATCATTGTAATTATGTGTTTTTGATATTATATAAGCACTTAATTGATTTCCTGTTATTCCTGCTATAGCCCATGCTGATAACTCTAAACCATGAATTGTACTTATATTTTGCATACCATATCTATCTGATAGTAAGGTTGGCAGATTACTAAACCCACCGCCATATCCAGCATTAACTACACAAAGTAGAATTATAACTAAAATTATTATTGAATTACTTATTGCATTTGTTAGTATAGTTGCTAATATGAAACCTATTGATAAGCCAAATATTAATTTATATATAGTATTTCTATCTTTTAGCTTGTCACCTATAGATGAGAAAACTAGTCTACCTCCAGCATTAAATATAGCTGATAATGAACTTGCAAATGCTATTGCTGTAAATCCCATATATGTATAAATGTCTTTTTCTTGTGCAATTAAAGCTAGTCCACATGTAATGTTTATATAAAACATGATCCATATTCCTATGAAAGTTTTATTCTTAATAATTGATAGTTTGTTAATTGGAATATATGTATCATTATCTTGATATTTTTTAGGCTTCTTTAATAATAAATGTCCTATAAACATTGATATAAAGTACATTCCACCTAATATATAAAACATATTATATATGGTTGTTATTTGTTGTAAGTATTGCATTATTGGACTTGCTATAACTTTTGCTAAACCAAATCCCATTACTGCTATTCCTGTGGCTAATCCTTTATTTTCTTTAAACCAAATCATTAGTGTTTTTACTGGTGTTAAATATCCAATACCTAATCCAATTCCCATTATCACGCCATATGAAATGTAAATGCCTATTAACGATTTAAAATATATTGATAAACCTGTTCCAAACATTCCTAGTGTAAATAATATAGTTGCTAGTAGTGAAGATTTATGAATATCTTTTTCTACAAATTTACCACCAAAACTAGCTGACATACCTAAGAAAAATATTGCTATACTAAATGCCCATTCTACTGAATTAACACTTTGTCCTATGTAATTTGCTATATTACCTTTAAGTAAAGACCAACAATAAACTGTACCGATTGAACAATGAATTAGAAGGGCAGGTATTGCCCCATTAATCCATTTATTTTGATTTAATTTCAACTTATCACATTCTTTCTACTTAGTTATATTTTGTTTTATGTATTTAATCTTTCATTGTTTGTTCAAAAAACCATATAGCTGTTACGATTGACCCACAAATTGCAGTACTTCTTAAATTTGTAATGCTTTGACTTACAAATGAATCATATATTAAATACAACCAATAAGCACCACATATTAAATTAAAAACTTTCCATAGTCTTTGCATTTTAAATTGCTCCTTTATAAACTTAATTATATTTTATTTACATTTATTATATTACCATCATAAGAATAATTTGTAAATAGGTAATCATAATTTATTCTTTATTTCTTCTCTACTTCCACTCTTCCCACATTGAGTACAATGCATTTCACTACTTCTCATTTCATATGTACTATCATACTCTATTGTGTATTCTCCCTTTTCATCTTTATGGTCACAATCATCTTGTAAATCTTTTATCTTTTCAGTTATCTCTTTATTTACCTCATCTAATAAAGTTTTTCTTTTTAAATATAATCCCTTTAATTCCATTTCTATATCATTATTTTTCATAATATTATTTCTCCTTTTTAATTAATTATATTTTCCACTACCATTACAACGAGGACAAGTCACCCAATCATCAGATGACTTATGATAAGGATCGCCACCATCATTACAAGGTTGATAAATTTCTCCTTTTCCATAACATGAGGGACACGCATTTGATATTTTACATAAATCTTCTTTAGACTTGTTTAAGTTATTAATAATAATTTGTCTTTCTTTTATTTCTTTTTGTAATGTTTCAATTGATTCATCCATTTTCTTAATTGTTGTTATCATAATTATCTCTCCTTTTATATATCATATATTTTATTTACTTTCCCTTAAAATTAACATTTTAACAGGTTATCTGACCTCTGTAAGCTAGTAAACAAGCCATTCTTAAATTTAATTTTTATAAAAATTGACTAATTTTAAGAATTTGCTCTATAATCGCTTAGAAATCAATTTTTCTCAAAAATTCTGTTTTTAACAATTCTATATAATTATAGACGACTTTATTTATTATCTATAATCCACTGAATAAACTTGAAAGCTCCTAAATTATATTTATCATATTCTTCTAGTTTAGCAAATTCAGAATAGTATTCCCAAAGTAATTTATCATTATCTTTCTTAATTTGTTTATTAATAAATCCAACCAAACTATTCCTATCATTTGTAATTTTTTCTTTATCTAATAGATCTTGCATTTGATTTCCCATATGTATTCACCATCCTTTATAATAAGATCCATTTATCTGATTCTATAGTTTTTAAACTAAAAGCACATTCTTCGCTATCTTCATGGCAATATATTTTATCTCTTACAATATAATATGTATATTCTTCGAATTTTGCATCTCCTCCTTTACGCATATGTTCTTTTGCTGTCATAAAGTCAACATATTCGGTTTTATTTTTCAATTCTGTACAATAGTCATATACTTCTTGAAGCCACTTAATTGTTTTATGAATATCATCGTATGTAAGAACACCATCTTCACAATTAATAATATATTCATTTGTTTTTAAATTTTTAATAAAATTATTTTCTGTAATATCTGAAAAATACATCTCATTAATTGGAGATTCTTTTAATTTCTCAAAAGTTAATTCTGATTTATTATTATAAGTATTTTCTTCTTTTTCATCTTCTTGAATACCTGAATCCCAACATTTTGTACAATTCTCGTTGAAATGTTCACACAGTTGTTCATCATCTTCAAACCCTTTAATTTTCAAACTATATTCTCCATAAGGGCAACAATTTTCAATTAAATCTTCTTTACTCTCCCATTGGTTACACTTGGGTTCTTGTAAATTTTCACTCCAAGCTTTATCTATTGCTTTCATATTTTATAACTCCTTTATTAATTTATTTTTATATTTTATTTAAATCTATTCTTTTATTGTTTCTTGCATTCTTCATACATAAAATTTAATATCCCTATTATAGCTATAAACTTTAAATAAGATATATCATTAGTAATTAGTATGCAAATAATAACTAGCACATCTAATATCAATGATATCTTTGTAGATAATTTCATTATTTATATTCACCTTCTTTTTATTTTATTATTTGACCTTTAACTTTAATTTTACCCATCTTATTTACCCGATTATAGTATGTGCTATCACTTTCTCCATTTTCTTTTGGTACGAAAACATCTAACCTATAATCATTATTAAAATATTTATCAGAACCTCGATCTAAAACAGTAACTTCTCCCCAACCTTGTAATTTTATTTTTGTATTGATTTTATAATAATTTGAAGCCACTACACCATCAAACAATTTACTTCCTGTACTTGTAATACCTCCACATCCCGAATAATTTTCAATATCTAAATTTGAATAAAAGGTTAATTCAAACTCTTGCCATTCAGGTTCATTTTTCTTTTGTTCCTCTAACTCCTTTTCTTTTCTCATTTTTTCTTCCATCTTTTGTTTTTCAAATTCAATTTTATCTTTTTCTGTTTGTATTTCGAAATCAGTTTTTATCATTCCTAGTTTATTTGTTTGAAATACCGTTTTATTACTACTTTCAACAACTTCTGTTGCTCTCCACGGTGTTTGTGCATTTACATTACAAGTTGTAAATAACAATGTTGTACTTAGTAAACACATAATCCTGTTTGTAAGCATTCGATCACTCCTGTCTTATGTTCACTATTTTATTAATTCTTTTTCGATAATTAATTTTATGTCCTCAGTTTTTTCAGAATATTCAATTGCATTAGTAGTTAATTGTTGTGTAGTTTCAGCTATTTGATCAACTGCTGAATTAGTATCTAGTATACTTTCATTAATTATATTAATGTTCTCACTTCTAGCTTCATTTTCTTTATAGAATTTTTCTGCTTCTTGCTTACCTTCAAATGCTTTTGAACTAGTTTCATTAGCTTTAGTTAATAAGTCTTTTACAATGTTTTGAATTTCAATACTTGATGATTTTGCTTGTTCAGCTAATTTTCTTATCTCACTTGCAACAACAGCAAATCCTCTACCAGCTTCACCAGCTCTAGCACTTTCTATACTTGCATTTAATGATAATAAATTAGTTTGTTCAGCAATAGCATTTATAGCTTGTGTTGCTTTAGATATCTTTTTCATTTCCTCATTTAAATCATTTGTATTGTTATATGCATTAGAAATATTATTAACAAAGTTTTTCATTGATTCTCTGCTATTCTTAGCATTTTCTGAAGCTAAATTAACTTTTTCAGATATATGAGATATTGAAGCATTTAACTCTTCAACCGTAGCATTGTATTCTTCTGACATTGAAGCATGTGTTGAAAGTGAAATATTCATTTCATCAATATCTTTTAATATATCGGTTAATAGTTTTTTATTATAAGTTTCAATATTTTTAGATATTGCTTTTTCTTTATCAAGTTCATTATGTAGATCATTATTTATAGTTTCTAATTTTTTAATTTCATTATCCTTTTCTTTTCTAAGTTCTTCTAATCTTTGATTCATTTCTAATCTTATTGCTTTCTCAAGTTCCTTTAAACCTTTTTCATTTTTAAATAACCCTCTCATATTTAACACTCCTTTATTATTTTAATTTGGGTTGGCTTAGTATTCTGTCAACTCTAAATTGTCGGAATGTCATGATATTAATTAATTTTATTATGTAATAATTATTATTAGTTGTATAAATAATATCACATTTTTTGTATTATTAGTATAAAATTCTTTCGACATTTGGTAGATGTTATATTAGTAAATCTCTGGTTAAAATCTGCAATTTACTTATTCTGTAATTGATAAAAATTAACACCAACTTTTCCAACATCAATATCTGCTATAAGTATTGTATTGATTCTTGTAACTATAATATTACTCTTATCATTTGTAATACTTATATTATCAATTTCTTTATCTCCATTAATATTAATATACTTCTCAACTTCATTTCTAATATCACTTAATTTCATTGGTTTCACCTCTCAACTTATTTATATTTTGTTTTTATTCTTTTATGTATCCACAACTTGTACATCCAAACTTATACATTTTTTCATGGACTTCTCTACCACACATTTCCCCTCTAGATTCATTCCATTGGTCTATTATCTCTAAAGATTCTCCACATTTTCTACATCGTCCAGTTCTATCAGCCAAACTATAATTTTCTTCTCGCAATTCATATGTAAAATTTTTAAAATTACTATCGATATCATTAGCTAATTCATTCGCATATTGTATTGTGTCTTTAACATCAAAATTGCTTCGGTTTATCATTTGTATAAGATCGTATTTACTTACTGGCATTTATATCACTTCCTTTCATAACTAATATTACCATATTAAATTTAGTTTGTCTATACTTAATTATATTTTATTTATATTGTTTTCTTTTGTATAAAATTAATAGCTATAAAGGATTTATTGGTTTGTTTATCCTCTATAGCTATATATTACTACTATTTTATACCATAGTCAAGCATTATTAATTATATTTTGTTTTTTATTGTTTAATAACTTGTGCTGAAACAACTTTCCAATCTTTCTTACTTGATTTGAATACAGTAACCCCTATACTCTTTCTAGAAGCCTTCTCATTAATATCTTTAGTGTTTATTACTTTAGTCTTTCCAAAGCAATCAGTTAACTCTATATCAGTATCATTTTCTATCTGAGTTATTAATAATACTAATCCATTTTCATCAGTTAAAGAATTTGACAATTTGGTTCTATTTGTTTTAGTTTCGAATGATTTTAATGGTGTTTTTAAAATCTTACCATTTTCAAAACAATATACGCAATAACCTTTATATTGATTGGTTGATAGCATACCTATAATAGTTTCATCTCTTTCTAGTGGCAGAATATTCAACAAATAGTCACCAATCACAGATGGTTGTTTTTCATTTACTTCCCATAGATTTAATAAATAAGCGTTACCTTGATTAGATATGAATATTGCTTTATCTTTATTGCTACATTGGATAATTGTTCGAATTTGATCTCCTTCTTTCAATTTTTGTGTTTCGCTATATCTACGAGTTTTCTTAAAGTATCCTTCTTTACTTAAAATTAATGTGCATGTAAAGTCCTCAATCAGCATATCATTAGATATTTTTTCAACTTTATCATTATAAATTATGTCTGTTAATCTAGGTTTACTAAATTTCTTTTTAACTTCTTCAAGTTGTTCTATTATTATATTGTTTATATTATCCTCGGAACTAAGTGTATTTTCTATATCTTTTATGAATGATTCTAAATTGCTTATTTCTTTTATTTTATTTCCTATAAATCCCTTGTTTATATTAATAAGTTTTATTGTTAAAAAATATTCAGCTTGTTCCTTGTCTAATGAAAATATTTCTATAATGTTATTTTTAGCGTCTTCTTCTGTTTCAGAATTTTGAATTATTGATATAGCTTTATCTAAACCATTTAATATTTTTTCTAGGCCTTTTAATTGATGTAATTTTTTTTCATATCTATCTTTATCAAATTTCAATTCGTTTTCTATACAAGTTTGTCTATGTTTTATCCATCTAACGTAAATATCCTCTAAAGACATACATTTTGGTGTTTTCCCATCTAAATCAAGTATAGTAAAATTACAAGCAAATTTGCTTTCAAAAGATGTGAATTTTCTTAATTTTTGAATTACAGCATTAACATCTGCACCTTTTTTTAAATACAATTCAAACTTTAATCCATCCTTATCTGAGCCATTATGATAGTCAATTATTTCTTTTGAAAATTTATCTAATTTAGATTCTAATTCTTCTTCTATATTTTCTAAATATGTTGTATATGGTATTTCATAAATAGTAATTGTATTAGTGCTCTTGTCATATTTATATTTTCCGATTATGGTAAATGATCCATTGCCCTCTTTATATATCTTTTCAAAGTCGTTTTTATTATAAATTATAGCCCCTCCACTTGGTAAATCAGGAACTTTAATTAACTCAATTGATTTATCTATATCTTTTGTTTTTATATATGATTTCAAACTAGTACATACATCTTCTAAATTATGCGAAGGCATTTTATTTGCTTCTGCTACGGCAATACTCATTCTTAAATTTACTAATATATTAGGAATTTTAGATGGTAATAATATAGGCTCTTTTTCAGTAGCGTCATAGTTCCATTTCATAGTAACTGCATTTTTATTTATTCCCTCTAACATATATTCAGAATAGGCATCTAATTTACACTCTATATATCTAGGAGCTGAACCTTTGCTTTTTTTAAAATTCTTGTTGCCAAAGCTTCCTTTTGGCATTAAATATTTATGTAAAATATAATTATTACCCATATTTTTCATAACTCCACAAAGAGGCATATCCCCTAGAACATAATAATCAAATATTCTACCACTTGCTTTTAACATCTTGTAAAATTGTTTGTCACTAGTCATTCCAGCTTTTTTCATTCCCCAAATTACTTGTCTTTGAGATACTAATAATCCGTCTATTGATGGAAGATTATTTATTAATACTGGTGCAGTAAAATCTAGCATTTCTGTTTGTAATACTTCTATTATTCCCTTTTCCATTTTCACTTCTCCTTAATCAGTTATTTCTACTTTCCAATTATACATAGCATTGTAAAGTTTAATTGGAATTTTATCCTTATATTTATCAGCAACTTCTTTGATATATTGCTCTTTAAAAGGTTTATATCCTTTATAAAAAGCATCTTCTGGAGTTTCAAAGCTACCTAATTTTTTATTATATGAGGAGTTAATATCTAAATTATATACACTACAACACGCTCGATAGTTATTATTTAATTTATTATAGCTTACCCCTAATGGGAAATTACCTCTAGCTTTGTCACATTTAACAAATAAATTATTTATTCTTCTTGAAACAAATACACAATTATCAGGAGAATATATTTTATTTCCCTTAACCAATATGTCTTTATCGAGAGACATTCGCTCTCCTTCAATTTCATAATAATTATCATCAAACCATTTTGCAAAGTTTTGAAAATTATGCCATTCTTCACAAACAATACAATTTTTATATGTAGGATATATTTTTAATTTATTTGGATTATAACATCTATCTAACATACTTGTCCAATACTTATAATGAATTGTTCTTGCTTTAATCCCTTTGAAAAAAGTATAATCTCCTTCACCTAAATATCCTATGTTATGTACTCCTCTGTCATATGGATATTTTGTATCTCCATTAATAAAATGATGATATGTAGTTTCAGTTTTATATCCACTTTCAAATTGTACAGTTATATTATTTGCATCTTTATATTGAATGATTTCCATTTTATTATTAAACTTATTAAAATTTATTTCACCTATTCTGTTAATTTCTTTCATTATATCTCCTTTTAATTTATTTCTTCCAAGTTTATATTTGTAATAAATTTTTTAACAAAATCCTTTCGGGGACTGCTATCCTCACCCATATAATCTTCAAAACATTGAGCAATCACTTCATCAATATTATCATAATTAACTCTAATAAATGTTTTTTCTCTTGCTTCTGGACATAATACTTTTTCCCAAAAGTCATCTTTATTTATTTCTCCGATTCCTTTCACAATACCTATATTATAGATATCATCTTCATTTATTATTTTCATAAATTGTTCTTTTTCTCTGTCATTATATACATATACCATTTCTCCACTTTTCATTTTAATTTCATAACGAGGAGAGATAATTATATAAATTCTATTCTCTTTTAATAATGTTGGTAAATATTTATATATAAAAGTGAGTAATGCTAACCTTATACCTGATCCCCAACAATCTGCATCCGTAAGTATTCCTATATTTCCATATCTCAAATTATCTTTATCAAATGTCTTTATATCTTTAAACATTTTTCTTTCTTCATAAGGTATTTCAATTCCACACCCTAATGCTTGAATTAATGTATATGCTGGAACATTATTTAGAACTTCTTCTACACTTTTCTTTAGGCATGAAATAAATCTACCTCTTAATCCTAGTGCTCCCATAGTATTATTATCGTATGCTTCTACTACAGTTTCTTTTGGAGATAATCCTTCCACAACAAGTAAAAATCTATCATCTAATTTACTCTTCTTCATATCACAATCGGTTAATCCATCAATTTTTACTCTTCCACCTTTATTTGAATCTTCTAATTTCTTTTTAATATTTTGTCTTGTTTTATCAGCACTTAATCTAGCTCTTGAATTAATTAAAACTTGATTACAAATTAACTCACTTTGTATTGGATTTTCGATAAAAAATATTTCCATATAATTTTCAACAAATTTTTGTAGTATTGGTTTGTAATATTCTGCTTCAGTTTTTTGTTTTATTTGATTTTCATATTCTACCAATTTATTTTTAACATTGCATATATAATTTAATCCAGTCATAGTATCTTCAAGAGTTATATTTTTTTCATTTTTATTATATTTATTATTATTTTTAAGCCATTTATGTATGGAATTTTTTAATCCTAAAATAATACCATCTTGAATTGTTCCATGCTTAATTAAATCAGCAGTATTTAAGAAATCTTTTTGTATATCATCATTAGAATCATTAGAATATCTAAATATAAAATCAATATCAAATTCATCTGTATATTCTTCATCTTTGATTTTGAAAGTTTCTTCAAAAGTTTTAGTATTTCTAATTAAATCAGATATAAAATTTTTATTGCTTGTTAAATCATTAAAGTATCCAATGATTCCATCTTGATATTGATATGTATTTTCTAAATTATTAATAACATCTATTACATTAATAATTACATTACCTAAACTGGATTGTCCTTGTGCTATTTGACATACTTCATCAAAGTTAAAATGAGGATTATTCCAAACTTCTCTATCTAAAGTGAATATTATTTCAGTAAATGTTTCTTCAGTTTGTCCTATTATATTTAAATCTTTTATTCTATCCCCTTTATGATATGATAGGTTATATATATTTCCATTTGGTCTTCCTATATTTATTTCAATATCTTCACTTGTCATAGCTAAAGACCATAAGAATATACCATTTTGTCCTACAGTTTTTGCAGTAGCTCCATATTTAGTTCCACCAAATGGATGTTCAAATATAGCTTCATAATTGTTATTTCCCTTTTTAGATATTCCTTCGACTGGAATTCCACGTCCTGAATCCCTATATCGTATCTTATTAGAATTTATAATTTCTATTTCAATATGATTTAATTCTTTAATATTAAACACATCTAAACTATTTCCTATGTTTTCTTTAATCATATTTATGTAATTATTAGATGATCCATGCCATAGATTTATTCTTGTTCTAGCCTGTTCTTTGTCTGACAATTCATCTACTTCTTCATTTATTAAAAATTCTTCTACCATTATGTAATCACTCCTAATCTGTTATTTCTACTATATAGTTATATAGTGCATTGTATAGTTTTTTAGGTATTATGCCCTTGTACTCATCAGCCACTTGTTTTATATATTTTTCTTTAAATGGTTTATAGCCTAAATAAAAAGCATCTTCAACATTAGAATATATACCTAAATATATAGTTTTTCTTTTTTTATTATTTAATGTACTACAATAAGACTGATATCCATTATTTTTACAACTGACACCTATAGGATATTCGCCTCTAACTTTATTACATTTACAAAACAAAGTATTTATTCTTTCAGGGACTATCAAACATGTTTCTGGCGAATATATTTTATTATTTTTATGTAAGATATCTTTGTCTATACACATCTTTTCGTTATCTACTTCATACCAGTTATTATAAAACCACTGTGCAAAGTTCTGAAAATTTAACCACTCTTTGCAAATAGTAACCTCTTTATAACGTGGTCTTTTGCTTAAATCTTTGTCGTTGTAACAACGTTTTATTATGTCATTCCAGTATCTGTAACACAGTGTTTCTTTTTTATTTATGTATGGATTATATTTACCTTCTCCTAGATAGCCAATACCATATACAGTTTTACAATATGGTGATTTAATACGATTGTTTTTAAAATTATCATATGTACTAATTGTTTCATATCCATTATCAAATCTTATTTTTATATTCATTGCATTTAAATATTCTATTATTGTCATTTTACTTCCGAAATTATTAATTTTTGTTTCTCCAACTCTATCTATTCTTTCCATTGTACCACCGTTACCTAGTTATATTTTATTTATATATAAGTTTCTTTATCAAAATAAATATCATCTTCTGTAAATCTATAAAGATTTTCTGATACATTGACTGGAATAAAATCAACTAATTGAATTGTATCTGATTCAAAATAATCTTTTAGTTGTTGAATTAATATTTCCTCTATAATTTGAGTTCTTTCAAATTCTAGATCTTGTTCTAAATCATTTTTATCTGGTTTTATATAAATATCATCCTCTATTGTAAGTATTTTATCACCATTTAATTCTATATCATTTATATAATATTTATAAGTTACTATGTAATCTATCATTATAATGTCCCTCCATTTGCATATAATTTATCAAAATCTTCTTTCCACATTAATTCGGCTATTACATCCATATCACCACACATCATCATTTGAATCACTACTATTTCTTTATTTTTTGCGTAAGAAGTATTGGTTTCACTAATTTTTGGATTTCTATTTAAAATTTGTTTTCCTAATGGACTTTCTAAATGAAACCTTAAAAAGAAACTATCTTTATAATTCTTTAATATTGTTCCAGTAATAGCATTAATATTTAAATTATTATTACTTGTTGAATATGTATTATTTGTATTAAACATTTATACTTCCACCCTTCCTAAAATTAATGCTGAAAATACTAATTGCCCATTATCAAGTGTATTGGTTTTATATTGTACTTCAACTTCTTGACCATCATTTTGTAAATTATTTATTGATTGCTTTAAATCATCATTAAATTTCTCAAATTCAGTATTACTTATATGAAAATATCCTTCTATCTTTTTCATCAATATTCACTCCTTAATATTTATATAATTTATTTCTAAATAAAATTTCTCTTTTAAAAAATTCGCATTAAAAACCATTTATTTCGTAATAAATATAATCTTGTACTTCTGTTGTTTCAAAGGTAACATTGTTTGGTATATCAAAATACTTTAATATATGTTGTTTAGCATCATTTTCATCAAAAGCACAGCATAAATATGTAGCATATTTCTTTGCTTTTACTTCAATATCTCTGTCGCCAACTTGTTCTAATTCATAAACTGAAACTAAATATCTTTTCATATTAATTATCCTCCCTATCCCATGTATAAAATAAATCTTTATGTAATCCACATCCCCAAGGTGCATCTATAACATGTCTACTAGCATCAAATTGTCTTAAATAATTAAACATATCCATACCACTTCTTCCATAAGTATCTAAGTCTATAAATTTAACTATATCTTGATTCCCTCGTCTAAAACATACTACCGCCCAACTACCAGTTCCACCTTTATATCCACCTGATTGTTGAATATCAGCACCCATTTTAACACACGCTTGAATTGTTCTATGTAATGAATCATATTTGTTATCTAGTTCATTATAGTTATTTCTATAATCTTTCCTTAATGTAGAAATATCATCATTAGTAGATTCAATTGATTTATTAAGAGTCTTAAAATTATCTTTGTCTTTTTCGGTTAGACTTATAATATCTTGATTATTTTTAGTTTTATATGTATTAAAGTCTTTGCTTACATTAATAAGATTCGAATTAAGCTTGTCTATTTCTAGCCAATGAATTAATTTTAATCTTATTTTACTTTTTAATCTTCTAAACAATTTAATCAACTCCTTATTCTTGAAACTCTAAGATTTCATCATCAATAGTATTCATAATATAAAAAGGTTTATCTACTCCACAACTAAAATGTGAAGCTCCTTGTAAAGCAATATGTATTTTATCAGTTATAGATTTATTACTATCCTGTAATGCAAATAAACTACCGTTAGCATGATATTCGCCACAACCACAAGTCTCATATTCTTCAAAACTCTCACTGACCTGAAAATCACATTGTACATAAAACAATTTATCTTTATAAGCTATTAAGAAAAATCCACCTTCATCTTTTGTTCCATAATTGCCATCTTCAAATAGTTTTTTAATTTTAGGTATTAATTCAGTAACCATATATTTGTGATTCATTTCCCATTTCTTAAATGTTATTTCTTCTTCTGTTGGGAATATATCTGAATACATTAATAGTTGTCCCATTCTGTAAGAACTTGTAAACCCTAATAAGAAATTTTTATTCTTTTCTGGCTTAAATATCTTTTTATCTTTTCTATATGTTTTTGTGCTTCCATTTGAACCTAGACTGTCGCACCCCATATAAACCTTACTATTCTTTTTATCAATTACTCCTATAATACATGTCATTTTAACATCACTCTCTTTCTTTTATTTTTAACTTAATTATAATTTATCTATATTCTTATAAAATACAAATTTGATTGGGATAATATTTATCAATGTTCGTATTGCTGATGTATTATCCCGTAATTTTTATCATTTTTCAGTTGTTTTAATTTATATTATTCGTGTTTTCCTCCAAACATATCATCTAAATTAATTCCAAAATCACCATACCCTTTTAAATCTTTATGACATTTTTTACTTGATATTTGTTTCTTTCTTTTAAATTCTTCTTTATTGAAAGTTAATCCAAAAGTTTCACACATTAATTCATATACATATTCATTAGGCAAATACTTACCAGTTTTAAATAAATACATATCATCTCCATTTAAATATCTAGCTAATACACAACCTACTGCTCCACTTCTTGATATTCCCATAGTACAATGAATATAAATATTTGTTATTTCATCTTCAATGCAATCATCTATTACCTCTTTTATAATATCTGCTTGTGATTTACTCATTAATTTACATTTAGAACCTTTTTCTATAACTCTAGGTGTTATATCATCAAAATAAAGTTTTAGTAACGAAATACTAGGATTTGTTTTAAAATCTATTTCTTCTCCAGTATCTATTATTGATATTAATTGAATTTGTTCATCATTGTTATATGTATTATAAAAATTAATAGCTTCATCTTTACTTAGAATTTTTATGTTATATCTCATTTTATTCACCTCCAATACATTTCCAATCTTTGTCGCAATATTCAAAGAACCAAATTTTATTAGTAGTAAAAACACTGAAACCATAATATCAATCTTGAATATAAGTTACTAATTCATGTGGAAAGAAAGTACCATCAGTATCTACTATTCTTAATGGTTCTCCAACTTTAATAGTTGACCTAGAATAATCTATTTTTCTATTATTATATTGTGAATATACTTCTAGCTGAGTATTTTTATTGATTAGATTTATCAGTTTAATATTCTGTGTTGTCATTTGCATTATTTATCACCTCATTTAACAAATTTGCCACCAATAATCAAAGACTTTTCTATAGGAATTACCTTTTAATTTAAAGTCTTTATTTCTTCTGACTTTAACATTACTAAATTTCTTATAATAAACTGTTCTGCTATATTTATTACTATGATTGGTTAAATAGTTTCTTTCTAAATATCCATCTCTTTCTGATACAACATAGTAAGAACAAATATCTTTTATGTTTTGTAATTTTTGTTGTGTTATCTTCTTACGTTCATATTGATTTAATCTAGGATTTCTTTTCTTTTTAACTAGTTTAGGATTATTCTCATCATAGTATTCTATAGCTTCTTCTAAGTTTTGTTGTATAATACTAAAATATTCATCTTCTGAGCCTATTAATTCTTTTGGTTCATTATATAAATCTTCAACTCCAAAACACCAATATTCAAATTCATCATCTTGGAGGGTTCTATATGCTTGTACTTCAATTAAATCTAGTTGTAAATCTTCTAATGATTTATTCATAATGTCACCTCTTTTAAACTTAATTATAATTTATTTATTTCCTTATAAAACAAGCTTTTTAACTAGTTGTCCAACTCTCTAAATGCCCTAGAATAGCCATTATTAATTTTCTAACAATTCAAGATTTTGATAGATATTACCTATTACTTCTAACTGATCTGTATCATATCCACAGAAAGTATCTAATTCAAATTTATCAGTTACAGATTCAAGCCTATAATATCCACAATCCTCAGTATATTTCACAATATAATCAATTGAATTTCTTTTATTTGCCCATGTAACTTTTACTATATATCCTTCATAAATTTCTTTTTCATTACAATCTTTAATTCCTATGTATTCTAATAATTTAACTTCGTCTTCAAAGAATTGCACTTCATCAGTTAATTCAATATCATCTATGTATTTACCATTTGGTATAATTACTGTAACTACTAATGGATTAAAATTAATTGACTTGACTTTAAATATACCAGTTCCATGTATAGGATTATTTATATATGCTTTGTATTTATGTTCTCTACTCATTTAATTTTCCTCCCATATTTCTTCAAGCATATTTTCAACCTCATGAAATGCTATTTTATTATTTCTTGATTTATTTACAATATCTTTTATTTGAGATAATATTTTATCTTTTTGATTTTCTAATGCTTTATTTTCTTCATATAAATCATCATAATCATTATCAAGTCTATCATATTTTTCTTGAAGTTCACCAATATACTCATTTGCATCTGCTAAATCTCCAGCTAATGATTCATTTTCTATAACTATTTTGTCAGCTCCATCGAATTTATCTTCAAGCAAATCATATATTTCTTTATCTATGTATGGTTCAATTTGTTTTAATAAATTACTATCTTCAAATATTGTAACTGTTTGTCCGTTGTCTAATTGTATAACCATTAATTATCACTCCCTTATAATTTTATATTTTCACATTCTCTTATTAAATTTAAATGACTCAATCTCATGCTTGCATAGTTTATAGGTAGTATTGTTTCTCTATAATTTTCAATGCAATTATTTTTATCCAAGCTATTTACAAGTTTACAAATGACTTTATCTAGTACCCTTTGTCCAAGTTTCGTACATAAAATATCATTCATTTTTAATAATCCAGTTGCAAAATCAATATTGTTTTTATCTTCTGTCGACATTTCTAATCCATTATAATTCATTAATTATCAATCCTTTCATTTCTTAACTTATTTATATTTTATCTTTATTTAGATTATTTGTCAATTTAAATTTCTAATATTACCATAAAATTCAAGCTTTAATGGGATTTATAATTTCTCAATCCCTAAATCATTATTTTCTCTTATAAACTCAGCTCTACCACCTAATAATATTGCTCCAGTATCTTGCCTATTCTTGAATGTATCATCTATTAAGTTTTCTATCTTATTAATTATTTCATTTCGCTCCTTACAATCATCAGCAAATCCAAAATTTAAACTTAAATTGAATCATATTATATTATTATCTTCCATTATCGTTACTCCTTTCTATCTTTTTTTAAATCATTTAAAATTTTATCCAAACTCTTTAATTCTGATTCTATTGTTCTTGGATTACCATACTTTTTAATACATTTATCAATATCTTTCATTACTGTTTTATCTTTATGAAATAATTTATCTTGTTCGTCAATAGCTTTAACTAGTTTATTTATTAAGTCTATTTTCTTCTTTTCTAATAGTTCAATATCGGATTTAATTTTATCATCTATATACATGAGTGACACCTCCTTTTGATTCCATAATATGACAATAAATTATCTAATTTATTGACTTATGTATAATCTGTTTTTAATCATTTATGTCTATTTCATATGTATATAATGCATTATATAATTCAATAGGTATTCTATCTTTATAATCATCTGCTACTTCTTTAATTACTTTCTCTCTATATGTCTTGTACACTTCAAATGCTTCGTTTTCATCATAGAATACTTTACCTAATTTAACTGGTTTTCCATTCTTATTATTTGTACTAACTGTATATGTATTACTACCCTTTTTATTTTCATGAACTCCTAATGGGAAATCTCCTCGATTCAATTTTCTATTTATTAATAATAAATTAATTCTATGTGGTACAAAAATACAATTGCTTGGACTATATTCTTTATTGCCTTTATGTAAAATATCTTTATCTAAATCCATTCTCTCTGTACCTATATCATAATAATTATCTTCCCACCAGTCTCTAAAAGTTTGATAATTATGCCACTCTTCGCAAACAGTACAACCTTTATATGAATTTTGTCTAGCATTCCATTTAGGGGTATAGCACCTTCCTATCATATTGTGCCAAGTTTTATATTCTTTAAATAATTTATTGTTTTCACTAATTTTCCATCTTCCGTCACCAGTACAGGCAACGCCACAAATTGTTTTATCATATGGATTTTTAATTACACCTCGATTAAAATTGCTATATGTAGTATCTTTTGTGTATTTATGTTCATCTTCAAACTGTATCTTTATATGCTCTGTATTCTTAAATTCAATTATTGTCATTGTTGTCCCATTTTTATTAACATTCTGTTCTCCAATATGTTCACTATAATCTCTCTTCATCTTATCTCTCCTTAATTTTAAATTTACTTATATTTTATTTTTACACTTCTACAAAATTACCATCTCCAACTTTTTGAAATGAATATTGCATATCATAGCCACAATCTATAAATTCTTGTCTAAAATTATCCATGTACTTATGAACGTCTTTATTATCCCATGCTTTAACTAATATTGTGTCTATTTCATATTCGCTATCTAATATTTCTAATAATCTATATTTATAATTTACTATAAATAATTCTTTTTCATATATAATCTCATTTGCTTTGCAACTTCTAGTTATCTTACCTTTAATTTTTATTGGTTGAATAACTGAGCCATTTTCAAATTCTATCTTATCATTATTTAGATAATGATTCTCGTCTTTTCCTCTCACCTTAGCTAGTTCTTTCATTGACTCTTCATAATCTATTGGTAAGTTATGTACTGCTTTAATGAAATTATTATATCCTTGTTCTAATTCTTCTGGTGTTTTATTTTCAAGTTCTTTTTTAAATTGTTCAAATTTTTCATTCATATTAACAACTCTCCTTTAATTCAAACTAAATATTTCTCTATTTTTAAATGTATTATTAATTACTATTTCATCATCATTATTGATATTTTCATACCATATAACTCTATGACTTCCATTACAATTTAATAGCATGACTTTAAACCATCCAAATCCAATATACCAATATTCTTTATAATCTCTTTCAACTAAATAAGTTCTACCATTGATTTTGTCTGTTATGTATGTATTTAAATATTTGCTATCTTTAATATCTACTTGATTTATTCCTTTTGGCAAACCTAACCTTTGTCTTTCAGCTTTAACTTTTTCATAACGGTCTTCATTTCCTATAAACATTTTATCACCTCAATTTTATTATATATTTTATCTTCATTTATTAATTTCCCAATAAGTGTAAAATTTTATTTGGTTTTACTTTGATTGTTTATGTATTAAAAAATAGATACAAGATTTTCTAATAAACCCTGTATCTATAATATACTCTTAATATTTCTTTTTGTCAACTTAATTATATTTTATTTTCATTAATTAAAAATCAATGACTTCATCAAATAATTCTACCCTTCTTATGACTGGTTTAATATCCTTTATAAATTCTTTTAGATTTTCATTGGCTTTTATTAATAAATTACATAAGAATGTTTGCTTCTTTTTGATATTACTATTTGTTACTGCATATCTTAAAGCCTTATTTTCAGCACATAAAATGCAATAGATTTTAGCTCTGGTTAGCATTGTATAAACTAATTCTTTTGTTAATAAAGAGTAATGAGAATAATCTAAACCACATATAACATATTTAGCTGAACTACCTTGTATTTTATGTGTTGTAATACAATATCCCAATTGTATTTCATTTAAATGCATTTGAGGAATTACAACTTCTTCTTTGTTATTGAATTTTACATTAATTGTTCCATCTGAATTTATTGATGTTACTATTCCCAAATCACCATTAAAAATAGGAACTTCAACACTTTTATTTTCAGCAGATGATATTTGATAGTTATTCTTCATATTTATAATCCTATCACCAACATATATTGTTCTTATGGTATTTTTTTCTTTCTTTTTACTCTCTTTACCTATTGTAACATGGTTGAGTTTTTTATTAGTTACAATATCTTGAACTAAATTGTTTATATTGTATGCTGAAGCTGAACCTCTATCTTTCATTGGTACAATTAATTGAATATCATCCATATCTATGCCTTTATCTAGCAATTCTTTAAGATGGAATAACATTCTTTCAACTGTCTTATCTTTACTACTATATATGTCATATTCCATATCTTGAAGTTTGCCTTTGACCATCTTGCCAACAAAATCTTTTTCAACTAACTGTTCTTTCCTACTAGCTTTTAAACTTTCAGAAATAATTCCACTAGCTTCAGCTTGTCTATGTATTTTAGTTAATTCTACAACTTTTATAACTCCACTTTCTAACATATCTTTAGTTAAATTTCCAAGACCAATGGATTCTAATTGTTTTATATCTCCTAACATAATTAATTTACAACCATTTGCAATTGATTGAATAAGACTATAGAATATTTCTTCACCAACCATTGATATTTCATCTAATATAACCACATCTGGAGATAGTGGATTTTTTCTGCTATGTATAAATCTTGATGTCTCAGGATCAACTCCTAATAATCTATGAATTGTAAAGCCTTCTCTTCCTGTAACATCAGTTAAATTACCACTTGCTCTTCCAGATAAGGCTGTTTGTGCATAGGTATAATCATCTTGAAAGACTTCTAGCATTCCTGATACTGTTGAAGTTTTACCTGTTCCTCCTGAACCGACTACTAATATAACTTGATTTTCTAAAATTGCTTTAATTCCTTCTTTTTGTTCATCTGTAAAATCCCAACCTTGTCTTTTCTCTAAGTTAGCAATTTTTTCTTCATAATCTTCATAAACAAAGTTATTTTCACTAGTAGATAATCTTATAAGTTCCTTGCAAATAGAGTATTCAAGATTATAATATCTTTTTAAACCTAGCCTTTCTCTATCTTGACTAAACCATAAAAAATTATCTTCTTCTAATGAATGTATTATCTTAATTATTTTATCTTCATCTAGCCCATTACCAATACCATTATCTAATCCATTCCATACATCATCTGAGTACACCCAAGAGTTACCATTCATTGCTTCTTGTTTTAGAAAATGTTTAATATAAGCTGTTATTCTTTTCTCTGAATATTCTCCTATTCCTCCAGCTAAAGCTATTTTATCAGCCTTTTCCCACCCATATCCTTCAATTTCATCCATAAGAATATATGGATTGCTTTTTATTTTTTTACAAGTTGTTGTTGCTCCACCATAATTCTCAATTAACTTGTCTATTGCATTTCTAGTTAAACCATAGTCATTTAATTCTATATACGCTTGTGCATTCATTTTAGAATTCTCATATTTTTCAAGTATACCTGATGCATTTTTTTCACCTATTCCTTTAGCTTCTGTTAACTTCTTAATATCTCCTTCTTCTAATATTTTTATTGGATCTTTGAAAGTTTCAAATAAACTATCAACTTGTTTTTCAGTTAGTATAGTTAATAAGAATGTTCTTTTGTCCTCAATACTATTTAATTTAATCTTCTCATTTATATAGCATATTTCGTATTGATACCCCCATTTGTCATCATACTTTTCTTTTGCTAATAGATTATATTTTTTAGCATAACTCAAAGCACAACAACCACCTTTAACAGAAATTGAATTATATTTATTTAAATGTGGTTCTCCTTCTTCAACATCTTCAACTGTGGCTGAAAAGATGGCAAAATTACCATCTTCAACACAACCATTTTTAGGAAATAATATTTTATTTATAGCTATTGTGCATTTTAATATCTTTTCATCTTCCATTTTTTCACCTCATATTTATTTTATTTTAATTGTCGATTCTAGTCCTGTCTGATTGAAAAATCATGTCACCATTATCTTTTATCTCTTTAATTAATTGAACCGTATGTTGGTATATACTGTTTTTATATCTCTTAGGATAGAAGTTGTCATTTCTTCTAAATCCAGTAACAAAGATTAAATTGCCTTTTTTGAACCATCCCTCTTCTAATGTAACCTTTTTAGACTTTCCAGTTTTCGGATCAACTTCACCATCAACTGATATATTTTTATCATAAAAACTAAACTGACCAGCATAGAATTTTATATTTGTTACTCCTTCAGGAGTTAAAATAGTAACCGTATGCTTGTTTTTATCTTTATCAAGTATTGTTCCTACTATATTAGTTAACTTGTAGATAGGGTATCTTACAACCTCTTTAGTGCTTTTATTAATAAACTCGTTGTATCCTTCAATATTTGGTTGCTCTGGCATTTCAAAAAAATTACTTATTTCATATTTTATTTTATTTACATTAGTTAATTCATGTTCATGATAATAATATGAAATTGAGTCCATTTCCCATTTAGAAATACCGCCTTGCATATATTCCTTTTTCTTTTCATCTAACTTTATTTTATTATAGTAGCTTATACAATCCTCAGTTTCTAACCAGTTTGATAAGGGTTCAATTTTATTACTATAAATATTATCAAAGCTACCTTTCCTTTTTGTTCCTAAAGCTACGTTTATTAAACCATCCTCGTCATAGTAGTAATCCCTATCTTCTTCCATGTCATTAGCAAAATTATTTAAAAAGAACTCTGTTGTATAATCAGTATCTTCTCCACAATCTATCTTATACCAAGTAATTGCTTTCACATTTTCATCTTTTTGTTTTGGTAATGTAGTTAAAAACTTTCTAAAGTTAATATATTTTATTTCTGTATTAAATTCTATTGGTACGATTCCTCTCGTGTCCATCTCTTCAATATCTTTTGCTGACATTTTTGATTTTGCTGGATTAATTATTTTAATAAAATCTATTAATATTTCTTCTCTTGGTTTCTTTTCAATCTTGTCAAAACTTCCACTTTTTATTAGATTCTCCATTTGTTTATTTGTTACATATGACTTCATTTGGGTTTTTCCAGTTGATAGCTCAACTTGTCTTTTTGTAGCAACTAATCTATTATAAAAGTCTTTCATATTATTATATGGTCTATTTTCAATTATAGTTTGGCAAGTATCTTCATTAATCCCAGTTATACCTTTTAAGCCAAACAATATTGAATTATTATCTAAGTTTGGGATAAATCCTAATTCTGATTTATTTATATCAGGAAAATCAACAATAACTCCTTGATTTTGTATATCTGAAATTGCCTTAGCTACTTTACCATACTTTGTAGGCTTGTCTTTAATATCAAAATCAAATTCATATTCTTCTTCTGTTTCTTCAAAACTATCCGTCATTGCAATTAAATTCGCTACGTACCAAAATATTGGAGGATACTTAGTATACAAATAAGCTTCTTGATATCCAATGACTGAATAAGCTACGCAATGTGGCTTCGAAAATGCGTATCCTTTTTGGTAGGAAGTTTGAACATTCCAACAGTAGTCAACTAATCTTTTACTTGTCCCAATTTCTTGTTGTCTTGATATCAGTAACTTTTCAGCTTCTTTCTGTATTGCTTCTATTTTTTTAGCAATTCCTTTTTTTATAAGATTAACTTCTTTTACTCCATAATCAGCCACTCTTTTATCCATAAACATTTCCATCATTGACTCTTGGTTAGAGCAAACTCCACATTGGTCATCTAATAACTCATGTAATATTTTTCTATCTTCTTCAGAAAGTCCATATTGTATCATCTCTTCTTCCCACAAATGAGGATTGTTTTTAAATTTGATATATTTATCTAAAGGTTGTTCGTCTCCACTATCAGACATTAAACGCATCAATGCATTGGCATTCGCCATATCAATTAAATTATTAGGTTGTAATTTCTTAATTGCCTCACGTCCAACAGGTGTTTCACCAAATTGAAAAAGATTCATTACTTTGTTCTGTTTTATATTGTTCCAAACTTCTTTATCCTCCAAGTCAATAACTGAAGGACTTAGATATTTCTTATATGTATCTTTTAAATTTCCTTGCCACTTCATAAAACCATATTTACAAAGCAATTCTATTGTTAGTTGAATTATTGCCATTCCTGTGGTAAGTAGAAAGTCATATTTAATTGCTCCACACTTTTCTATTTCATGAAGATCAAAAGATGTAACTAATTCTCCACTAGGAGTTCTCATGATTGAACTATAATATTCTATGTTTTTATTAATTGGTAAAACTCCTGAAGCATGTGAACCTATTCCACTTACAAGACCTTCTATTTTAAATATATTTTCTAGCAAGTTTAAATCAGAATATTTATCAATTATATCAACAAATTCTTTTACTGCCTTTCTATTTTTTTTAGGATTTCCATAGTAAGTATCAGAAATACTCCATACTTTTCCTCTTTCTATAGGAATTAAAGAAGATATATATTGATATATGTCATTGTTTATTCCCAATCCCCTACAAGCAGTACTAATAGCTGATTTAGATGTCTCAGTTTTAAAAGTAATTATTCTAATCATGTCTCCATCAAAACTTCTATAATAATTTCTAGTATTAAAGAACACTTCATTTTTCAAATTACTACTATAATCTGTATCAACGTCGGGCATTTCTAATTTTGATTTGTGTATAAATCTCCAATGAGGTAATGACATACCCATATCTTCCATTGTTAAAGGATCAATATCTGTTATTTCTAATAAATAGTCAGTCAAATAACAAACACTTGAACCCCTTCCAACTCCAATTATTGTTGTCTGCCACATTATATCCAAATTATCTTTCATTGTTGTTAAGTAAGCACCAATAGGCTCTTTCATTGCAACAGATAAACAGTAAATTTCTTCAAGTTCAATATTAATTCTTTCAAAATATCTTTTGTAATTTGTTTTTGATATATTTCGTTTATCTAACCCTTCAAATATTAAATGAATTAAATAGGTATGATATATATACTCATCTTCATATATATTTTTTATATTCTCATATTTATTAATTAATTCTTTATTTACAGGATACCATTCATTTTGTGGAGGTAAAGGAGTTAAAGGAATTTTAATAGGCTTAAATAATCCATAGTCATTGTTTTCTCCAACAATACATTTATTCATAATCTCCAATGTATTAGCAATAGAATCATCTATAGTATTTTCATCTAAATAGTTCATGCTTGCATATATTTCTTTGGTATCAAAAAACCTAGTTGTTTCATAGAAATCATCAACTTCTCTATTAGCATCTTTATCTTCACTTGTTAAAAAAGCCTTATGTGCCCTTCTATCCGCCTCTCTTACAAAATGAACATCAGTAGTAATAGTTGTTTTTAAATTATAAGCTTTTGCTATAGATATAATAAGTTCGTTATAATTTATTTGGTTTAAGCACATATTTGGTTGCATCTCTAAATAAAAATCTTCCTCACCAAATATGTCAATGCACCATTCAATAAAATCTGCCATCTTATCTTTATAAAGTTCTATTAAATTTTCATCTTCTGTCTCATCTATCATTTGGCTATAGTGACCTAATAATGAACCCAAGCATGCTGTTTGTGCAATTATATGTCCTTTGTCTTCTCCAATAATTTCTTCAATGTCTGAATAATATGTAGGTACTCTTTGCATTCCTTTATAGTTGAAAAAATTATCTTTCCATGCCCTAGAACTTAATTTTCTTAGTTGCTCATGACCAATAGAATCTTTCGCAATTAGTATAAAATGATAGAAAGTCTTTTTACCTTCTACCTCCATATCTTTTTGAGAAACTAAGTATATCTCATTTCCCAGTAATAATTTAAAATCATCACTTATCTTTTTATTTTGTTTTAATTCATTCAGTGTATTAATTGCTTTAACATGAGCTGTCAAACTTTCGTGATCTGTTATTGCAACACCTTTATTTCCTAACTCATTAGCATATAAGAGAATATCTTCTATTTTAGCAATAGAATCTTTTAATCTTACATTAGAACCTCTGTCAGTATGTAAATGTGTATGTACAAAATTTTCATTTGCCAACATTACATATTCCTCCCTTCAATAAAATATATTTACAATTATAATTGTATCACTACTCTTTTAAAATTGCAAATATATTATACTTATTTATATTTTGTTTTTATTAGAATCTACTTCTTGTTCCTTGAGAAACATTGTAATCTATTATTTCTATTTGAGGGTACTCATTTCCATTAAATTCATTAATAGTGAATTTACCTACAATATCCATTCTTACTCTCTCAACTGCTTTTCCTAATCCTTTATTATTTTTGAATATCATCTTTTTATATTCTTCCTCACTGGAGAATCCTTTAACAAACTTTATAGTATTACTGCCTATATCTTTATTAATAATAATAAAGTTCTTTTTTTCTCCAACTAATTTAATATCTTTAGTTTCTAAATTAATATTTGTTATTGCAAATAAAGGTTCGCTTATTTCTCCACCCCAAATATCTTTCCATTTTCCAACCTGTAGAATATCTGAAGGTTTTAATCTTCCTATGGGAATTTCATAATCAACCAAGTAGACATCTTCAATTATCATATCCTTATGTTGTTCATTAAAAGTTTTTATCATTTCTTGTATTTTATCTTTTTTGATTTTTATACCAAAACTATTATCATGCCCATCAACACTTACGAAACAATTAGTTTCCATTAAATCTTTATTAAGATTTTTAATAGAACACAACTTATAGTTTCTGCCACTTCCACCATATGTGTCCTTGTCTCTTTCTCTTAATACTAAAGCTGGTCTTTTAAAATGTTCTGCTAATTTATTTGCTACCAATCCTGTGAAAGTAGATTCTTCGATTACATTGGTTGAATCAACTACTATTATTTTGTTTTTATCAAGTTGTTGTTCTTCTATTGTTTTCAACAGTTCTTTCATACTTTTCTCTGCTGACCTGTTTTGTCTACTTCTTATATTTTGAAAAACTCTAGCCATTGTTTTTTGTAATGTTTGTTGCTCAATTTCTGGATTAGGATTAGTTTTACTTTTTCTAGGTTTATATTCTATTAACTCCTGTTCTCCATTTATTGCTCTTAGCATATCATTTCTTTCTTCATCAGTTCCACTTCTAATAGTTGCATTAAAACAAGGTGAAATATCCCACTCTACATTTGTTATATTAACTGTAGAATCCTTATCATCTAAATCTTTTAATACTTTCTTTTTTATTAGAATTTCTTTTACTGTTTCATTATTAATTTGACTTAAACCACTTAAAGCAAGATATCTAGTTTCATAATCAGACATGTCCATGTTATCGCCTATCATTCCAATAGCAACCAAATCTAAATCAATATCAGCATAATTATATCCATATTTTTTATCAAACTCCTTAAAAAACTTATAACAAACACCAACCCCAGATAAATGTTTATTAGGATATCTACCATCTTGATTATTAATAATAATACAATTAGGATTTTCATGTTTCTCAAAATTATGATGATCCAATACTAGAATATCCATCTCATATTTGTCACACAATATATTTTGTTCTTCTTTATCATTACTTCCAGCGTCAGGAACTATTAATAATTGTATATCTTTAGGTATATTATCTATTTTTATTCCATGTGTTTTTCCCTTGTTCATTGAGTAAGTAATATTTAAGTCTTTATTTAGTCTATTTAAATAATTATAAGTATATGTCCCACTTGTAATTCCATCATTGTCCACATCATATAGTATATGTATTTTACTATTATTATCAATATGATATTTCAACATATTTAAACCTCTATCCATATTTTCAAATAACATTCCGTCATGAATATCTTTTTCACTAACATTTAAAAAATGTTCTACATCTGCAATTCCTCTATTATGTAATAATTTAGTTAATAAGTCTTTTTCTCTAATGTCAGCATACCCTTTGTTTAACACTTTATAATTCATTTTATTAACTCCTCCTCTAATTGTTGAACACTCTCTACTAACAATCTTTCACTATATAATTCATTGAAGATTTCTTTCCCTTTATCAAAAGGTGAATCCTTATAGTCCAATCTATCATCCCAACAACTAATTACATACATATTCATATATCCATTTACTAAATTAAATATCTTAATTAACTTTTTAATATAATTATTAAATTCATTTATTTTCTTTTTTCTTTCCATTTTCTGTTCTATAGTTAAAGATTTTAAAGGAATATTCTCATAATAATCAAGTTTGTCCAATTCATATTGCTTATCATAGGCAATAATCAAATCTACTACACCTAAAGATAATAATAAATCTCTTTGATATTTTGTAAAGTTCATACTACATGTAGCTAAAGTTGTATTATTTTCTTTTCCAAAAAATGTATCTGAAATTAAAGTAGATTTCTCACTTTCTGCAATAATGGCTTTTTTAGTTCTTTTAATATTCTCTTTATTTTGATAAATGCCATATAAATTAAAAGATATAGGATATTTATAAGTTAAACCTTCTATTTCTATTGGGACATACTTTAAACCATTTTCAACCAAACTATTCTTAAAATTTCTACATCTAATTCCTATTAACTCGCCTCTTATATCTCTATGTGGTATTATAGCTTGCATTTGTGAAAAATAAATTTTAATTTCAAATCTTTCTCCTACTCTTTTATCTATTCCGTCTTCTTCCCATTCAACAGGGAAATAATTATCAAAAATTTTTAATATTTTATCATTATAAGAAGGTAATAATTTAATTGATTTCTCTCTAGTTATCGTTCTATGTAATTTTAAAAAATCTAAATCTTTATCTTCTCTTTCATTTATTTTAAATCCCTTTTTTCTTTGTCCCATTATAGAAATATTCTTAAATTCACATACATATTTAAAAGCTTCTTTAAAGCCTTCAGAATTGTTTTGTAAATCCAACGCACCAATAACTACGTCAAATAGAGACATACACCCACATGAAGAGTAACACATAAATGTTTTTGAATCTTTGTAATAATACAATTTAAAACTACTACTATGATGGCATATACTTGTAAATATTATTTCGTTGTCATTATTCCCTCTTTTTTTATCTGCCCCAAGTTGTTTCATTATATCTACTATATCTTCATCTGAAAATAGTTCAATTACCTCGTCTCTATCAATCATAATTATCACTCTTTCATTTCTATTATTGTTTTCTCAATTTCTATTGGATTGTAATACTTGTCAGTAACAAACATATCTATAAACCTTCCTGTTCCCAAATCATTTACTCCCCATATCTTAATATCTTTATAACGACCACCACGGTTTTTATAAATTGTATAACAAGTATTAGGTACTATTTTATTATTAAAACCACGTTGATATTTTCTTATGATACTTTCTAATAGTTCTAATTCTTTATTGGTTGGTTCAAATACAGTAATACCAACATCCACTTTATTAGGCAAGGACCTAGCACCCTTAACTGCCCTTTGATCTCTATATCCCATTGTTCTTGCTTCATCTGTCGTTTGAGTGTATCCAAAGATAGTTAAATCAAAATTCTTACAAATACTTTTAATTTCTTTAGATAGATTTAATAATACTTGGTCTTCTCTAGCTGTCATTCCTCTTGTCATTTGAATGTATTCACCACTCAATGCTGTTGTTAATTCTAAATAATCAATTGCAACAGCACAAATATTATAGTCATTCTTATATTTCTCTATTGTATTCCAAAGATAAACCAAGTCATAGTTGTCTTCATCCTCTAGAAATAATTGCATCTCATCACTATATTGCATAGCCAAATCTAATCTTTTTTCTTCTTCCTCAGTTAAATCATTTGTCATTATTCTATCTTGTTCGATTCCTGATATAAAAGCCCATATCATTGGTTCTATTTCTTCTTCCAAGTCCATTTCTGTTCCTATGTATAACCCTGTATTTCCCATTTTATTCGGATTTACTATGTATTTACTCTTCTTATAGTCCCATACATAAGGAGAACATATATTTATTAATCTTTTTATTGCATTTCTCGATTTACCACATCCGCTATCTCTAGTTTCTAAGAAAAACTTTTTAGGCAAAGCACCTCTAGTTATAGTATTCAAAAATTCGCTTTCTAGATTTAATCCAAAAGACGGGTTTTTTCTCAATCTCTCTCTCAGTTCTTTGGCATTTTCTCCAGACTTCCTTGATTTACCTTCCTCTCTTGTACAAAATTTACTTTTTATGCTCAGTATTTTTTTATCATAGTATCTCTTTATATCTTCTATTGTCATTAAATCAAATTTTTCTTGTTGTATTTTTAATAAATTATTATCTAATTCATCCACATCCAATAGATCAGTTACGTTTATCCCTTGTTTTAAGTAATTTCTTAACAATGAAAGTTTTCTTACCAATGAGTAATAATAATCAAAATTATTAACATTAGACTCATTAAAAACATCATTAATCCATTCTATGTCATTCTCTTTTTCAAAGAATAAATTATGTCCTGCCAAATCATTTTTACTTAAATAATTCTCTATATCTGCTACTTTTATTATTTCTAATCCTTGATTTAATAAGTTAACAATACAACTAAATAAACAACAATGTTTTTTACCTATAAAATCTTCTATATCAAGTTGGTATTCATTTCTGTTTAGTAATTTAGGATTATTCATTAGAGTTCCTAGAATTTGAACTGAAGCTTGAGCATTATAATACTTATCCACTTGATTCCTTGAAGCTAAAAATCTCATTATTCTGTTTGCTCCTTCCACTTATCTAAATTTATATTCTTCTTTTGATTTCTATAATTGTCTTGCCTTTTAGTTGTTACTGTGTGAGTAACTGCTTCTATGTTGTATTCTTCGGCTTTATCTTCAATATCAAATTTTTTATTCATAAATTGTTCAGCTTTAGTATAGAAATATGGTATTATTCCTACTCCTTTATCTGTATCTAATTCCATTTCTAAAATTTCATACACATATCTTAAAGTATGGAACATTCCATAATAACTCATTTTATTTTCATTATTGTACTTCTTTAGTTGAGTTATAATCTGTACAGATACATTTTCAACGTTATATAATCTTTTTATGTATTCAAACAATTTACACCAGTCTGTCCAATCAGGATCAATTTCATACATACAATCTTCACAGTATTCTTTTCTTCCCTTTTTAATTATTTCTCCAGTTATTTCTTTTTTACAATTCTCACAAATATGTATTTTATCTTTCACTCTAGCCATAAATTCACCTACCTCTATTTTTAATTAAAGGTAAGCACATTAAATGCTTACCTTATAACATTAAATAGTTTCTAATTTTTCTTCCAAATTGTTCTTAATACAAATTAATGATTCAAGTTGAGTTTCAGTAGCTTCACTAACAGGAATATCTCCTAAGTATTTTTCTACCGTATCTAAGAAGAAATCTTCTAAAGCATGTGAATCATCGTCTTTATCTAATAGTTGATCATATTGTCCTTTGATAGTTTCTATTACATCTTTGAAATCAACTTTTTCTTCTTTGTAAATATCTTGTTGCTCTTTAAAGTCCACATTGTCAAAACCTTCTGCTTTGTTTTGTCTTTTAATTCCTTCTACTATTGTAGAAACTAAATTTTCTGCTGTGAAATCTTCAATATATGTATCCATATAGCTAAATCTTGTTCTTGCAAAGAAATCCTTACTTTCTGCTAAATATGCACTTGAATGAATTGGTTTCCCATTTTCATCTAATCCATTACTTTCTAAGTAGCAAACTATATCAGCGTTATCTCTAATAGGTTTAATGTTTCTTTCATCACCACTAATTAAGAATTTCTTTTTCTTTCCATCCCATGATTCATGTCCTATAAATACTACTGTATAACCAACTCCTAAAAGATTATCAACAAATCCCCATACCAAGTTTTCATATTCTTCCCAGCAACCAAATCCGTCATTGGCTTTTCCGATAGTTGGAACTTTATATTTTTGGCATAACATGGCTTTACAATACTTACCTATGTTTTCAAAACCATCAATAATTAATGTAATTTGTGCCCCCTTATCTAGTGCCTCAACAAAATTTCTACTAGTTAACTTTCTTCCGTTTCTTTCTAAATCAGCCCAACAAGTTGTTTTTAAAACCATTGCTCCATTTATTGCATTAAGTCCTTTTTCACAAGGCATAAATACTGGGTTAGGTAATCTTGAAGCTTGTAATGATTTACCTAAATTATTACCACCGTAAATTACAATTGCTTTTCCTCTTATATCCTCTGAGATTCTTGATACTTTCACATCGTTTTTAAATTCCTTACCAAATAAGTCCATTATATTGCTATCTAACATTTATACATTTCTCCTTTATATTTAAAATTAATATTTTTATGTTTTATACTTACTTATAATTTATTTACTTAACAGGAGAATTAACTCCTGTTATTATGTTCTTATGTATTAGAAACCTCTTCTTTGTCTCTTCTCTGTTCCTTCAGTGGTTCTACTTGAGCCTCCCATTCCTCTAGGCTTTTTCTCTTTAGTTTCTTCTTTATCTTCCTTGTTCTTTACTTCTTCTTTTTTATTATCTCTTTGAACTAATGCTTGTTTAATATCTTCTTCTTCAAACATTCTTTGTGGATCTTCAACTAATTCGCCATATAAAATATTAAATTCATTTATGTAATCTGTTTTTGTTTCAACCTTTGCCCTTCCGAATCCCTTTCCACTTGTCTTAGTTTCGGTAATACGTTTTTCAAAGTTAATATCACCATTAGCTGAGAAAGTGTCTCCTTCTCTTAAATTATCAAATATTGCTTGTCCCATATCAAAATCGTCACCATTATCATCTTTGATAATTCCAGCTACCAATTCAATTGGAGCTACTAATCCTCCAAACAAAGGTAAATACCCACTAACTATTGTTCTTCCAGTTGCCTCATTAGTTTCTGGTTTAATTTCCTCTGCAATAGATTCAACATAAATTTCCACATCAAATTCAGCTTTGAAATCTTCTTCTTTTACATTATCTTTAACTGTTATATTACCAAATCCTAAATTAAGTTGTAAATTTGTTCTTACTTCATTTGTTCTTTTATCCTTGTACATATTTTCACCAATGTTTGGAGTAAATTGCTTTTCTGGATCGTCACTTGTGTTTCCCCATATATTTACAACTGTTGGTAATTCATCTTCTTTTGCACTTGCCATCGTAGGTAATTTTCCATCAGCAATATCCACTAATGTTAAATATTTTTTAGAAACTTCCCCTTTTGAAGTAAGTTCTTTTGATGCAAATGGAGCAACATGAACATCTATTTCTTTGTACTCCCCACACTTTAAAACCATTTTCCCTGATATTGCATTATATTCATTTCCTTCTTTATCTTTTGCTACAATCTTATTCAATTTTTGTTCCTTTATGTACCCTAGTAAGTCTATTTTGTTGATTCCTGTTTTCATTTCTGTGTTTGCCATAATTTTTCTCTCCTTCTGACGTTGGTTCGTCACCCATTAATTTTTTTTATTTATATCTTATTAATAATGCATTGGACATTCTCGATACCCACTTAATGCAATTTTAAACTTAATTATAATTTGTTTTTACTTTCTTAAAAGAACATAAAATTATTCTTTGACTGTCTTTTTTTATACCACCCATTTGAATTGTTGACCTTTCCATGATTCTAATTTATTATTGCAAATATCTCTTATGTAATTATTTGTTACTATTATATTATGTTTGTTTCTTAAATCATCACTGCACAGATTAATGGATTTATATTCTTTGTCTTCATTTATCCATAAAACTTTTCGTCCAGCTCTTCTTCGTGAACCTCTAACTAACTTTGGTAATGGTTCTAATCCAAGATGTTTCCAAACCACACCAAATGCAATTCGATTTACTTCTTCAGGAATTACTCCATATATTTCTGCTATTTCTTTATAAAGTAATTCACCTTCTTTACATAGATTATATATTTCAATTACTTGTTCTTCGGTTAATTTATTTGTAGGATTATCTGTTCCAATCATACAACCTAAAACTTCTGTTCTGTGTTTCATATTATAATTGTGAGTACACCATTCTAAATTTTCTGGACAATTGTTTTTCTTATTTCCATCTTTATGATTTACTTCATCATCTTCATTTGGTGGTTTACCTAGGAAGGTATATGCTACTGCTCTGTGAACTGATCTAGCAAAGAACCCGTCCTCAAACTTAACACTACATTGTAGATAACCACAATGATTTTCTCTACAGTTTAGTAGTTTACCTTTCTTACCAATTATTCTTCCTTTGTTGCTTATTTCATATCCATTGTTTTTAACCCAAATTTCACTTTCGAGATCTTCTATGTATTCTTTCCTCATTTAACCCTCCTTATCTTAATCCCAGTAACTAATTTCTGTCTTTATTACTTCAATCAGATCATCTATTGTTTCAATCTTTTCATCATAATCAGCAAAAGCGAAGAACTCGTCTACTAATAATGGATTAGCTTGATTTTCATTTAACAGCTTTATTAGTTGAAGTAACCCTACTATCTTTGGTTGTTTTACATCTGCTTGTTCAAACTTTGGTATTTTTATTCTTTTCCACTTCCTTTCAAACTTACTTATATTTTATCTTTATTACTTGTTTAGTTTAACATATCATTCCAATATTGTCAATTAATTATTTATAATTTGTTTACTTTAAATTAATTATTACAATATCTTTGTCTAGCTTATTTTTTAGAAATAAACCTTCTAATTCACCAGCTTTGTTAACTAGCTCTTTATAAGTTTCTAGTATTTTTAAACCTTCTTCTATCGGTATTTCTTTGAATTTATCCTCACATCCATAATCACCTTCATACATAAATCCATCTTCAGTAACACCAAGTTCTATTGAAAACTTTTCTTCATTATTTGGATGTGATAAGTATATTAATATACCATTATATGTATCAAAATGATGTGTTGAGTTTAAATCAATTTTACAAGTTTTGTTGTATTTGATTAATTCATCAAATGATATATTCATATCAAAGTTTTTAGAAACATTATACATTATTTTTTCACTTCCTTTCATATCTGGATTCGCATAAAATCCTCCATTTATCAACTTACCATTTTAATATAGGTTCTTCTGATTCATCACTACACCCAACCAAAGGTATAATTCTAAGCCAAGACCTACCATCACTTACTAGCCAATTTCCAGTTTTCTCTGATTTTTTAATATCTTGTTCTTTAAAAGGTGATTGTCTAATCCAATCTTGAACCGCTTCTTCCTCTGTATTTCCTTTGCATATGTAATATCTATAGATACTATATCTCATTTCTGAACCCTGTTCTCCATATCCGATATCATATATCAAATATTCATTTCTTCCATAATACAATTTCCTTTTTGGTGTTTTGTATTTATCTGATGGATAATTCATATCAATTTACCTCCTTTTATATTACATTTCTTGAACAGTTAATTTGCTCATATGGATAGCTGACTTTTTATCAGCCTATCCTCAAGGAATCTTTGATGTATTTATGAAAACTATTGAGTAGGTTATCTACCCATATGAACAAACTATTTAATTTTATTAATATTATTTATATTTTATCTTTACCACTTCTTAATCTTAACATTATTTAACTTTCGTGTCAATACTTAATTATATTTTATTTCTTTATGTATTTCTGTTAAGTTATTCCTTAGTTCTTGTTAATCATACCATTGTTTGGATATGCCTGTCAACTATTATTTTAAACTATTTTATATTTTGTTTAAATCAACATAAAACAGACTATTTATTGGGTTTTTAAATTCCCATTCAATGGTATCTCTGAATCAAGTCAGGCTTAACCACAGGCGTTAAATAAAAGCCTTCTCTACATATGTTTTATTGTCAATAAACAAAATATAAATAATTATTTACTCAACTATTATTGTTCTAATATACTCTTAACCATCCAGAATGGCGTATTTAGATTTATTCTATTATCACCATATCTATTTTTAATATTTTCACTTGCATTTAAGTCAGCATTATTAGTATGACCACAGTTAACACAACAGAACGTCTCTTGAGTTTTCCTGTTTTCTTTACTAATACTTCCACAAACTGGACATTGTTGACTTGTAAACGCTGGATTTATCTTAGCAGTATTGATTCCAAAATCATCACAATACTTTAATAAATCTGTTTTAATATTTTGTATTTTTAATCTCTTCAATAGATAATTAACTTGTTTGCTATGTGTTTTAGAATAACCTATTTCTAAGTTTTCCATAACAATTAAATCATTTTCTCTACCTTTTAAAAATTGTTTTATTCTGTATCTGTTATCAGTCTTAACAAAGGTAGATAACTTTGTTTGTGATCTTAAATATCTATTGTCTGATAGTTTATAGTTTTCATCTTGTAATTTGATTTTTAAATGTTCTTCTAACCTTTGTCTATTAGCTTGCTTTTTAACTATTCTATCTAACTTATTTAATATAGCTTCATTCTGCTCCACTATTTCACCGTCTGAACAAGTAATAAGTTTCTTTAATCCTATATCAATTCCTATAATGTCTTTTACCTCATTCTTATCCTGTTTATCTGTCTCAATTTCATAGCATCCAATTATTTCTATTCTATTATATTTATTTAATCTTAGTGTAAATGTATTTGCTAATTTACTACCTTCTAAAACTTGTTTATGATAGTTAGAAAATTTAACTGGAATAATAAGCTTTTCAAATATAGCCTTATTTCTTCTACCACTCAAAACAGTATTACTATCTATAGTAAATATCCATTGAAACTCTTTTGTCTCAACCTTAGTGGTGTGAGCTGTATTACAATGAACTTGAAGTTCCTTTTTAACTGGTTGCTTGAACTTATCTTTAATCTCATAGAATCTATTTTCTATATCAGTTTTAAGTAATTCATATTCTTCTTTGTTATTTATAAGAACTTGAACTTTAGAAATAAAATCATAATATTTTGTATCTTTCTTCTTATATAATTTAATTTGTTTAGATATATATTTTTCTAACCCCGTCCACTCAAATACGAACTTAGAGCAATAATTATATATAGCTTGTTGTTCCTTGTCATCAAATTTAAAGTGAATACTGTTTTTAATTCTTGAATGAATACTCATTAACTCCATATAGGTCAAGTGTAAAACTTGCATATAATGTTGAAATCTCATCTTAGGATTATCAAGCATTACTCTATTCTTATAAAAGTCCATCCATTTAGGATTATCTATAAGTAAATGATAATTGTCATTGCTCCAATAATGTTCTAGTAGATTATTTTCCATTTCTCTACATTCATTTAAAAAGAACAGGATTCTATCTTTCTTAATGTCATTTACTGATTCATCTAAATAGAATTTAATACATCGTTTTTCTAACATTGTAATACACCTCCATTTCTTTTATATTTTATTTATTTACTACATTTACTATTATATTCCTATATTTATACTCTGTCAATAGTTAGTTATGTATATTTTATTTATATTGTGCTGACTTGGTAACTTAGCTTGTATTTATATATTACTACTAATATTATCCAAAGTCAACACATATTTAATTATATTTTGTTTTATTTAGTGTTATTTGGCTTGCTAACTAGTCCAATAAAATGCATAATTATCATAAAAATATTTACTATAGGTACAAAACACATTACAAAACACATTAGTTCAACTAATAATTTATTATTATCAAAAACATCAAGCATACTACTTGCTATATATCGTTTTGATTCATCTGGATTAATAACATTGACTATATCCATAACATCTTTCTTTGTTGGTGTTTTATCACGTTTTAATACTTTTCTTTGAATAAATAATTTAATTTTGTTTAATATGTATAAAGTTACAGCTATTTTAATTAATGTTATATGCATTGTTAATAAAAACATTTTAATTTTCCTCCATTACTTTAATTCTTCTTTTAAATTCATCATTGCCACAAATTTCATCATTGAAATACAAACCTTTTTCCCAACCATTATTTAATCTGCTCATAAACTTATAAATCAAATAATGTCCCTTATCAATAATCTTAGAAATTTTAATTTCATCTTCACATTCAAATCCACTAATACTATGTTTATAAATAAGAATATCTCCTACTTTAGCCAATGGCGTTTCTTTCCCTTTTGATTCACATTGCTTTGCCTTCTTTTCATGTCTATGTACTTTGTTACATATCTCACATTGATAGCACTTAATTTCTCTCATTCATATCATTCTCCTTTGAAATTATTTATAATTTATTTACATTCCAATAAAATACATTTTTTATGTACTCTTATATACAACATATAGTTTATACCAAACATCTAAACACTATATGTTGTATATGTTTTTAGTCTTATTGTTGATTTTCTATAATAATACTAAGTTGTCCACATGCTGAACCAGATTCAACTTCTGCTTTTGTAGCAATTGCTACAGCATAATCATAACCTTCAGCTTCTAATTGGTTTTTGATTTCTTCCATAATGATACCTCCTTTTCATTTTGATATTCTTTATGTATTAATGTGAAACCTAGTTGATTTAATATTTTAAAATAATCCCTATATGTTTCACTAAACCATATTTCATTTCTAGGAATTATAAATCTATACCAAAGTCTATCTAAAAAGAAATTAGATTTATAATATTCTTTTCTGCATTCAATTATTTTAATAGTTCCATCCATTTTTAAATATGTATATAATTTATTTATTACAATATCTATATCTTTTATATGGTGTATTACATTTCTTAAATGAAATTTATCTACTGTGTTTTCTTTTAATCCAATTATTTCATTATTACTAACATCATAATAATAATTTAAATATGGAGCTTTTGTTATATCACAAGTTTTATATCCTTCTTTTGGATTATAACCACTTCCAAAATCTATCTTAAGCATGTATTACCTACTTTATCACAATAAGATTCCCACTTACAAAAATTACCCACTGGAGAAATTATAATATCTGTATCGTCATATTTACTATAATGTGCAAACACTCCAAATTCATGACCATTCCATGTGTAACTTAAAAAATTATGTCCATCATCTTTTATAAATGTAGCAGGTAACTTTTTTTCAAAATCAAATTCTCCATATCTACCCATTAAATCTTCACATACTACAACATAAAAATCATCTTCAAGAATTACTTTTAGTATTTCAACTAATTTATCTCCTGTTGATTCCCAACACTTAGGTATATTAATTCTTGTGTTTGGTACATACTTTTTACAAATTAAAGCTTGTTCTCTTCTTTGTTTATATTGCTCTAATGAAGATATTGATATTGCAACTTCTGTTAATCCAGCTTCAGAATAACTTTTCATTCGTTCTTCATTTAGTAATATTCCATTAGTAACTAAACAAACATCATTTTCAACATTATCTCTTGTGAGTCTGATGAATTCAGGTAAATTATCAATTAATGTTGATTCTCCACCCATAATAGTTGCTCTTTTTAACTTTCCTACTTTAGCCATTGTTTCTTTTGCTTTCTCAATATCTAATCTTAATTTTCTTTTATCTGGCTGATAACAGAAATAACAATTAGGGCTCATATTACAATCTAAATTCGTAATTATTCTATATCTAAAAATTCCATCTTTCACACTCATTTTTAATTACCTTTAAACTAGATTAATTCCAGTTATAATACCCTTTCCCATATGATTCTTCTCAGAAACTTCATTTACATTGATAGGTGATAACTTTACAAAGAAAAAATCTTTATTAAAGTATTCTTTAAGTTTACACATATCAAAGTCCGCTTCATCAACTAAAGTTAAATTAATTGTTGTTTTAAGATTACTTTGAGTTCTGATTTGTCCTAATTCTCTAATGGTTAATTTATTTACAAATGGTATTAAATCATTTCTTCTATCATCGTCAAAAGAATGTAATGATATTTGCAATGTTATATTATCTTTTATAAAACTAAAATCTGAACCTTTAACCCCTATAGTAGATATGTAATGATGTGTATTAGGATATTTTTCATTGATAATTGAAATAGCCTTTTTAACTTCTTCAATGTTTAAAAATGGTTCGCCCATTCTAGTATAATTGATCTTAAATTCTTGACTATTTAATGGACTATAATCTTTATTCTTAGAAATAATAAATTCTACTTGTTCTACTATTTCTTCGGCAGTTAAATTTCTATATCTTTTTAATTGACCAGTTGCACAGAATTTACATCTTACAGGACATCCACTCATACATGAAACTCCTATCATCCATCTTTCTTTTCTACTACCTAATTCATTATTATCTAGTCCATTTTGCTTTCTACCTATTGCATCCTTTGTATAGTAAGGTAAAAATGTATCTGTCACTTCTAATGGATAACCATCTTCTGTTTTTAAGGCATATACATTACCATTTGAAAAACTTTTATTTGCTAAAACTTTTAACATATCAATTCATTTCCTCTCATTTTTATATTTTGTTCACATTCACTTAAAACTAATATTTTAAAATCTAGTATTCTTTGATAATTTCATTCTCTGCTGTTTCACTCCATAATCTAACTGCATCTTTACCATTGTCAATCCACCAACAACCTTCATCAAATACTACTATTCCAGTAAAGTCTGTATCGTCTCCAGTTACAGTTTCTAGTTGATGAACTTCCATTCCTTCAAAAATCATATTTCCATTGATATCATTTATTCCTGTATATTGACCTACGCTATTTTCTTGAACTTCTATAAAATCAGTATCAGCAACACTTATTCTTGAATTGATATAATATTTATCTACTAAATCCAAAGTATCTACATGTAAATCTCCATAATGCCAACAATCTAAATTATCTTTTACTCCAAACCAATATTGACTAGCTTCTCTATAATCAATATATTTCATACCATCATAGGTGTAGTCTCTTACCTTATGTTTATGTACACAAACATTACAAAGTTCAACTAATTCATCTTCAGCATGATTATTGTTCTTATCATTTATAAAAACTTTCTCACCTTCACCATAACTAAAATCCCTACCACAATCTTTACAAGTACCATATTTATCATCTACCCAATCATAATGTGCCATAAGTTTACCTCCTATAATTTATTTCGCCTTAAAAATCTCATTTTAGACAGATTTAAATTCTATTTTGGCTTTAATTAATAAACAAATCAACTCATCTATTTCAGTAAACTTTAAATAAAAACCACAATCAGCTTGTTCACAATTTAAAAATACATCTATATTGTCAATTTTCTTAACACTAAAATTATCTGTTCCAATTCTATTGATTATATTATCCATTCTTAATTTTCCTCACTTTCATTTGCTTGAATTCCATATTCATAAGCTTCGCAATCTTCTTTTTCATCGCATGTATCACAATTATAACTTTCTAAATTTCCAGACTCAATACACTCTACACATATATCACAGTCATTTTCACTGCAATATAATAATTTATTATCTTCTCCGCAACAATTACAACTCATTTTAACTCACTCTCCATTTATTTATTCTTTATTTATGTATAATTTATTCATATTATATGTATTTAACCTTTAAATTCTTGTAATCTAGCATACTCACCAAAGTATTTCAATTCTGCCTCATTTCTTACTCGCAGTGCTTCTTCTATGTCGTCATAATACCCTAGGTTGATTGTTTTCTTATTATATTTAATTGTTACTGACCACTTGTTTACATTTTTGAAGTAATACCAAAAGATACCTTTATAACCACTCTTATTACTTTTCTTCATACCTAAATTTTTATTATTATCAGCTTGAGTACAAATTCTTAAATTAATTTTTCTATTATTTAATTCATTGCCATCAATATGATCAACTGTTAATCCTTTTGGTGCATTCATTATGTATCTATATAATAATGTAGAATCTAATTCATCATTCTTAGGTGTCACTACATTAAATGTGTTTTCGGGTCGCTTTCTTTTGCTTACATTCCAATGATATTTTTATACCTTCTCTTTATCTTCTGAATCTATGTATACTTCTTTTAGTCCATGCGTTGGACTATTAATTAATAATATGGTTGTCCCGTCCTCCAAATCTTTATATTCATTTGTTACTGTATATACTCCCACTTATAAAAACTCAACTCCTTTAATATATATTTTATTTAATCAACTTCTTAGTCTTCTTTTATATACCATTTACCTTCGTTAATAATTTTACTAGTATGCTTTTCTGTTTTCCCTAACATCTCAAAAATACATTTTATAGAACTCCAACAATTATTCCAATAACTATTTAATACACATGTACAATTTTCAATATCTCTATATTTCTCATTTAATTCAGTAACATCAACTTTAATCATTTTTCCTTCTAATCCAGCATTTATTGCCTCCATAAAACTTACAGGTTTTTGTAATGGAATAAATTTAGCATTGATAAGTGTTTTTGATGCTCTTTCTATATCAGCATATTCTTTAAACTTAATTCCACTTTGCAAATTAACAGCTATTAATTTTGTATTATCTCTTATTCTACAAGCATCATCATGTTTATAATAGCAATCTATTTTTACTTTAAATTCCGTTCCATAAGGCATATTACTTGCTTCAATTATATTTAATTCTTCCATACTTATCACTCTCCTAATTCTTCATCCCAATCTTTGCAACAATCAGGGCATTTATTAGTTTCATTTAAATTACAAGCTAAACAATCCATTTCTACTTGAATTTCTGCACATTTTACATTTAAATATATAACTCTTGGATTAGTACATTGATCATTTTTATTATGATCGCATTTAAAATTTACACAATTCATAAACTTCTCTCCTTTTAATTTAATATTTACCAACTTCAAAATAGCATGTATTATCTAACCAATGTGATCCTGTTTTAGTGTATCCCATTGTATCATCAATATATTTAACCATATGTATAATATCATTTTCTAAACATTGTTTTTGATATTTGCATTCATTGCAATTTACTTTTACAGTTGGAATTTTACTTGCCTCTATAAGATTTTTAAATGTTCCTTTAGGTACTAACATAAGTTTACTACCTCCTAACCTTTTAAACTTTCCATTTTAAAAAATGACTATTATTCTTTGCTAAGTTTCTTTTTCATAAATACTTCAAATGCCAATAAATCCATTTGCTCAATTAGTTCTTTTTTATCTTTTTCGCTTACACCTATATATTTTCTTACAAACTCTTTAAGGGTTTCAATATCTTGTAAGCCATTAGTTATTTTATTTTGAGCTTGTAGTTTTAATAACTCATCCATTTTAATATTTAATTCATCCATTAATTTTTCTCTTGAATTAGTAGAAACAGTTAATGTAAATTTAACTTTATTTGTATCAATCTTAAAAGCTTCATTTGTTGTAATAATCTCTACTAATTTATCTTTTTCTGCAACAGATATAACATTATTCAATGTTTGCATATTGCCATTAGATAAATTTTCTAAATAAATAACCATTTATAATTCACTCCTTTTTTAATTACCTATATTTTATTTTAATAACTCCAACCTTCTCTAACACAATTCTTTAAACCATTCAATATATGTAAATAACGCTCCACAGTTCCGATCCGTTCTAAGTATTCTGGCATCCCTATATAACCTATATTATTGTTTTTACAATATTTATCTTTTGAGTAATTAATATTAATTCCATATGTATCTTGATATATCTCTGACATTTTGGTGTATATATTTGATATGTCAAGGTTATTTTGCTTACAAAACTGTTCTACTAGGGTAATTAAGTATTCTGCTTTCAATATTAAAATCCCCCTCTATAACATTTAATTTTTGCTTCATCTCCAAGAATATTCTTTAATAATTTAGTTATACTTTCTTCAAATTCCTCTTTGTTATGAGGTATCTTTTCATTAGATTTATTTTCAACTTTGGGTTCTTGTTTTGTATTCTTTCTGTAATTATCAAATATTTCTTTATTGTAAAATATTTTCGTTTGTCCAAAACTTTCATCAAGTAAATATCCTTGATTCATTATTAATTCTTTCTTTACTTCATCATGAAGTGGAAATTTAACCAATGCAAATTTAGGATACTCACACTTACCATCTATAGCCTGTTTAAATTTATTTTCCATATCATAGAGTGCATTTTCAACTAATCTCATTTGTAATTGTATTTCTCTCTGCAATCTAATTTCTTGTCGTTTCTTTTCTTCATCTTTCTTATGTATTTCATTTAGTAAACTATTAAATTGATTTGCTTTAATCATTTTAAATCTTTCCTTTCTTTAATTATATATATTTTATTTGCTTCTTGATATAATCTTACTACCATAATATTCTAAAGTCAACAATTATTTATAATTTATTTTTATTCCCAAATTTCTTTATGTTTAATTATCTCTTCAATTCTTTTACTCTCACGTTTACCACACCAATTACATACTCTTGTAGTGCCATCTGTATATGTAAATCTAGTATTATTAACATCTTGATACCATCCATCATGATCTATAAATAAACATCTGCCTATTTCTTCGTATCTTTTCCAAAACTCATCTGTAATATCTATGTATTCATCTTTAATATTAATCCTACAACTTAATTTATATATATTTTGACCAGTTACTATTTTAGACAATGAATTACCTATCACATCAGCATCATTCATATTACCTATATAAATATTTGCAAGTGGTAGAAAATTCATATCTAACTCTATTAAATGTCCATCATAATTATCTACAGGATCAAAGTAAACTTTATTATATCCTTGTTTAATATATTTCTTTAAGAACTTATATAAATTACTAGAATATTTATCACTTATTTTAATATCATTTGGTTTAAATTTATTAATATCTAATATCATTTTTATCTCTCCTTTATTTTATTCCTAAATAATTTGCATACACACTTACTAAGTAATAAGCCGCATTATACCCTATGATAATAGCAGGAATATCTATTAACACTTGAACCCAAACTAAATTTGTATTAATATTTGTATATTTTTTCAATATTATTTCGCTTAACTTCCATATTGGTAAACTACATATCCAAACTAAAGTAAATGCAACTATATAAATCTTAAACATTATAATCCTCTACCTTTCAGTTTTAGTTTATTATATAATTTGTTCCTATTATCGACACGTTTTAAATGCTTTTTGTAAAATCTGTATTTATTGTGATCAATCATTCTTCCCATTTCTAAAAATAATTTTCTTAATCCTTTTGATTTCTTAAATTTTGTAATTTGTATCTCACCAGTAAAAGATTTAAATGGAGCATCCACGGTTTTAGTTTCTATATCATTAATCTTTAATTTATTAATTTGAATATCTTTTAAATCAAATGTACATACTTTAATTCCATTTGACCATAATGTACAATTGTTAAATTTTAATTCTTCTCCCATAAATAATTCTCCTTTATATTATTTAATTTTGTGATTTATTTTTTATAAAATAATTTTTGAAATATAGTTCTTTTTTTATTTTTTAAATTCTCTCTAGTTCCTTCTATTTTTAGTTCAATTTCTTTATTATTAAATATTATATTATTATTTAGTTCATTAAAACTATTCCAACACTCATTATAAAAATTTTTATCATCTTCATTTGTAAAAATATAATCTGTGTATAATTCATGTCTGCTTAATTTTATATTATATTTATATTGAAGAATATTATAATCTGTTCCATCTATTGTGATTTTATCATTACTTTTAAGCTCCCTTTCTGTTTTTATAATTTTAACTTTTTTATTTTCAAGTACTTTCTTTTCTGTTTTAAATATTGGATTATGTAATATATTACGTTTCAAAAGTTCTAGTTCTTTTATATCATCATATGAATTCGTTTTATAAATATAAATATACGGTTTTTTTAAATATTCTTCAAAAGAACAAGGTAAAACAGCAATATTCCTAATCCATAAAGGGTTAATATCTGGAACACATACATTGTATTTAAATTTAACTTTTTGTCCAAATATACAGTATTCTATCATTATTTCTTCAACTCCTTCATCCTTATAAAATTAAATTTTTATTTAGACTTGTAATATGCTATCATCATACCATAAAATCCTATATCCATATTCTCTTTCACCAAAGAACATTGATTGAAAATACTTTATACAGTCATTTATATTTTCGCCTTTATATATGTAAGTACAACACGTTTGTTTATCTTCGATTTCTAACTCAATTTTGACTGGCTCACTAACTACCATATTATTTATCTCCTTTAATTATTAACTTTCAATCTGTTTAAACTCTCTCCTATAGCTTCAGTATATCCACAACCACCATTATAATAACTTAGTACATAAGAAATAGTTCCATCTGAATTTTCTTTTGCCTCAAATATATCGTCACCACAACACTCTCTGTCCTCTATAACTTCATATACATTACCTTTATGTATAATATATCTTTCGTCAGAATCTCTTATAGCTTCTTCATACGAGTCATAATAGTTGTCTAATCGTTTTATTCCTAGCATTCTCTTACATTGTTCTTCTAAAGTTTCATTTTCTAATTTTTCTATTAATTTAATTCTTTGAACAATTTTATATTTAAATTCGTCTTCACCTACAATTGTCATTCTGATAAGCCATCTTTGACCAGTATATACTTCAAGTTCTGTCATAGTATCATAATAATAACTTATACCTTCATCATCTTTAAAACAATATTGATTTCCTTGGTTTGGATATTTCTCACTCACTTCATGGTCTGAAGCAATTGTTACAGGCATTTCAATTCTTTTTTGTTCTATTTTAATCATTTTATCCTCCTAATTTCTGCTTAAAATGGCTCTTTTAAATGAACTACCTTATATTAATTTCAGCATCCAATCATCATTTTTATCACTATAAGTTTCTATAAATTTATCTATATTTTTCATTATTTCATCCTCTGTATCTCCTTCAATTTCTTGTTTACCCGAATCTAATCTATTGTCTTTATTCCATATAAAATCAAAATAAATAATTACACAATACTCAATATTACCTTCTTTATCATTTGGGCTTTCAATATAAACGTCTTTAAAGCCTTTTAATAATATTTTTTCTTTCAATGTCATTATAAGCACGTTCCTTTCATCATAAAATTATTGTTTTATAAATATTATTCAACTTCTTCTTTATTTCTTTCAATTTGCTTATTTAATTCTTTTTTTATATTAAACGCCTCTATAAGTATATTAATGCAATTAATTACATTTTCATCTTTTTGTAATGTTCCAAGTTTAATTAAATCCTGAATAACATCATATTTAAACTTTATTGATTGCAAACTTCTTGTTTCTAAGCCTTTAGTATCCAACATAATTATTTTACCTCCATTTCTTTCTAAATTCATTATTATTATTTTAATGTTTTTTGATTTAATATAACTTCATTACTAATTTGATAATCATTTAATGCTTGTTTTATTATATTTAATATACGATTTTCGTTATCATCTTTTTCATTTATAAGTAATTTAATATCATATTGGATTATCATAATTTCACCTCACTTCATTTAAAAGATATATTTGATTAAGACTTTGGATTATTTCAAATCCAATAATTTCAAACAACTAGAAACATGATCTTGAGAACTTTTATTATTTTCTGCTATAGCACTAAACATTGCAGTTTCAAAGTTATTTACACCAAAGTTATAAAAACATTTTTTACCTTCAATAAATGGGAAATATAAAGAAAAATTTTCATTGTATCTAACTTTAGCAATTTGATATTTTCCCTCTATATTTATTACATCTAATACTTCCACTTTAGCCTTTGTTTTCTCATCCTCTAATCTGAAAAATTCTTTTACTTTTTCTATCATATCCATTTTTCATTCCTCCTAAATTTTATTAAAATATAGTTTTATAATTACGAGGAAGAAAATTCTTCCTACATTTTAATTAGTCTTCATTGTAGATTGACTCTTCACCATTCATAAATCTAACAACATCCACATCTAAATTTTCACCAAAATAGGCTTCATACATTTCCGGAGAGATTGGTGTAATTTTTGCTTTATTTCTATTTAGTATACTTGCATTCTCATCTACTATTATTTCTGTTTCAAATACAAGCCAGTTTCTATCTACTACTATTGACTCTATTGTGATAGCTTCTGGTTCATATTTATTATTAACAAATAATCCTCTTTCTTCACTATATTCATATATAGGCATTTCATGATCACTCCATGCTAAATTATCTAAACTTATTGCTTTTACCTTTTTCATATTCTCACTACTCCTTTTATTCTACTATTATTAATTATTATATCCTAAAATCTCTGAATACTCGTCACAACCTAAAGGTTGGACGGTTCTAAATTAATTAATACTCTTACTAACTCTCATTTATAGCATTGTTATCATCTATATCTTACAACATTTAGTCTATTATATTAATTATCATTAGACTTTCTTGCCAATTTCTATATTTAGAAAATTAACGACAAAGGCACGATTCTAATACCTTTTTTATTTGCAATTTTTATTATTAATTATATTCCCATACTTGAAATTAATCTATTATCACTATTTTTAATTCTTATTATTTCAATATCATGCAATGTTTTAAAACTATCAAATTCACTTAGTAATTTATCTCTATCTATTGTATCTAATTTCATTTTATCATCTATTATTACATTCTTTATTATTAAACCACTCATTAAATCTCTTTGTATTTTGCAATTCTCAAACTCATTCCATCTTTGAGATAATTTCTTTTTAATATATTCATCAGTAAATGGATTATATTGACTAGCCTTAACTTTATAAGTATTAACTTTAAATAACCATAAACTTTCATATTTTAATTTTCTATTTAGTATTTCTAAAAACATACTCGGCGCTTTGTTTGCTAGACTCTTTCCAAATCTTTTCTTTTTATTAAATTTGCCTGTCTTCTCATTTATAGTTGTATTTTTACTTCTAGCTTGTAATCCACTATAATTCATAGTTTCGACTTTTATTATATTTCCTAAAGATAAAACATAATTAGCTAGTTCTTCATGAGATTGTTTTCTAATCCTAGCCATTTTTCCTTGAATATCTCTTAGTTTATTTTGAGTTTTAATATAATTCTTGGATTTAATCCATTTATCTCTATTATGAATATTAATTGTTTCATCTTCATTATATTTATTAGGATTGTTAGCACGTCTTTGTCTATCTAATTTTCTAGATAATCTAGTTTTAACTTTTTGAATATTATTAATTCCCTCAGCTAATTCTAATAACTTAGTTTCATTATCTGATACAATAGCTACTGTTCTAGTTCCAATATCTAGCCCAACTTCACCTTGTCCAATATCTCTTTTTTTAGGTGGTATTCCTGTTAAAACTAATTGAACATAATATAAATTTCTATTTCCCTTTTGTTTTCTTATTATTCTACAATATTTAATTTTATCCTGTAATGCTAATTGTGCATATTCATCATTATTTCTAACAACGCATTCTAAAATTAAATCATTGAAATATATTCTACCATCTCTATATCTAATTCCTTGTCTATTAGTTAATCCTTCGATAGAATACATTTCATTGTATCTAATAAAATTAACTCGTTTAGCATTTCCAAATCTCATTCTATCTATTGTTTTTATAACTCTAGCAGATAATGCTTGAACTGTATTTGCATCTATATCTTTAAATTCATTAACTCTTAAAGAAGTTGAATATTTATTTAAAGCAAATTTATCATAGTTAGCATATTCTTCTGCTTGTTTAAATAAACTAGATTTAGTTTTCTTATCAGTTTCTATTCTTGCTTGTTGATATAATTTAGATTCTCTCATTAGTCTAAATCTTCTTAATCCTTCATCTAGTAAAGCATTGTATAGTTTTCTTGATAATTCAAAGTATTTATCTAATGCCACTATTTCTGATTTATTTGTTTTAAGCTTTAAAGTTAATACATAACTATCTGTTTTCGCCATAAATATTCACTTCCTTTCGTTTTATATAATATATTTTGTTTACTAATATAATTATACTCTTTTTAGTATAATTTGTCAAATATTACTTACCTTGATTTTCAATATATTTCTTTACTACTTCTAGGCTTACGCTTCCTACAGTAGCAATAAAAGTTGACCTACTCCAAAACTTTCCTCCCCATAATTTATTACGTTTTATATATGGAAATTCTTCAAATAATCTATGAGCAGAAATTTGTTTTATTAAAGAGACACATTTACAAATACCAAATCTAGGATTACAAGTTATTATCATGTGAATATGGTCTCTATCTGTTTCAATATCTTCTATGATAAAATCATAAGCTTTAGAAACTTCTATACAAATTTCTTTTAATCTATCTGAAACTTTACCTACTAATATTTTATGTCTATATTTAGGACAAAATACTATATGATAACTACAACGAAAAACTAAATGTTCACTCGAATAATATTTATCATTTTCTCTATATTGTTTCATTTTATTCTCCTCAAAGGGCTATTCCTCTGCACAAGCTAAAGCTTGGCAGTTACCTAGCCTAATTTTATATGTATTTCGCACTAACGAAATTATTTTCAAATTGAGTGGTATCTATCCCCACCAGTTCAGTAAACTTATCATAAAACTCATGAGCTTGTACATAACCTAGTATCTTCATTTCATAATCTTCATCATCTGTGGAATAGAATTCATTCCAATCCTCTTCTCGGATTATAATTAATTCTCTATCCCAATCTTGTTGTTCTGATAGAAATGCTAAGAAATCTAAGTAAGTTTCTTGTTTTTGTCTCAAGAATTCATTGTGATTATCTAGAACCTTCTTTAGTTCTATTAGTTCATTTGACTTGTCCGCTTTATTTTCATCACTTTTTAAACCTTTGCATAGCATAATTTTATTCCTCCCAATTTACAACGACTTCAAACTATGCTATACTAAATCTTGTCGAGGGATTAAGTGGTAGCAAATATTTGTTATCGCTTTTCTTTTTTTTATTTAATACAATTTCCATAATATGATTCTACTACCATGTAAAATAAAAGTCAATACAATATTGAATATTTTTATATGTTAATGTATAATAGTATTCATAAACATATACTATAGTCAACTAATGACAACTAAAAACAACTTTTAATCACTATAGTCAAAATAATACTGATAAAGGTGGTATATTATAATTATGGATGGAGATATTAAACAACAAATAAAAGAACTATTACTTAAAGAAAATATTACGATGACTGATTTAGTTGAGCGATTAAATAATCTTAAATCTAATGAAGAGAATAAAACAACTTTAGTAAGTCTTAATAACAAACTTACAAGGGGCAGTATTAAATATAGTGAAATATTAGAAATTTTTAATGCTTTAAATTATGATATAATTTTGCAAAAAAGATCTGAACAATCACCTGAATCTTCCTATTCTGGTGATGTTACTAAATCATATAAACCAGTAGTAATTGGTGCTGTAACTGGAATGGCTACTGGTGGATTATGGGGAAGTTTTATTGGTGGTATACTAGGTAATTCATGGAGTAAATCTGGAACTACTACTGGTGGAAAAGATAATGAACATAAAAATATAATTACTAGCCATGACGTTATGAAAAATGCTAAAGAATTTGAAAAGATAAATGGGTATAATCCAATTCCAACAGATGATGACTTATATGAAATGGAATTACAACAAGATCGTCCAGATTTAGAACATGATGTTGAAGTCAATATTCAAGCTATACTTGATTATATAGTTTTAAATTGTGATACATCCGTAAAAAAGAAATATAAAGATTTAATCGATGACTATATCCTAATTAAAGACTTACCAGTAGCATTTAAATTAACTTCAATGTATCGCGTAGTATTTAAATTACTATCCGTTCAATCTGATGCTAGTCTTCGTTCATTTATAAGTGAATTAAGAAACTTATATGTTCATGGTGGACTAATGGACATTAATGATGATGAATTGATGAAGTTGTTTGAAGTTTCAAGATATTATAGAGAATTATTAACGGATAAAAACAATGACTAGGTGTATTACCTAGTCTATTATTTTATATTTTGTTTAGTTAATAAAGTTAGAATTTTAACATATTATATTTTATAAAACTCTAAGTAACGATTTAATTCATCCTCTGTGATGATTTCATCATACCATTTCTTATATAATTCTATTTTCATCAATGCTGATGATTTAACTTCATCAATAGTCCACACATAACATTTATATGTAAATGTACTAGTTTCCCGATAATTACAATAATCATTTTCGAATCCGTTATCTAACATCCATTCTATTTTAATATTTAGCTCTCTTTCTTCTAATTTTCTCTCAACTAATGTAGGTTCGCAAAACTCAAGATAAAATAATGCTATAATTTCATCTTGAGTCATTCCTTGAAAATTAGTTTTTCTTATTAAAGACTCTGCTCTTTCTGCTAAATCCCATAAATCTTTTTCCATTATTAATCCTCCCTCCTTTATTCATCTACTTTTACCATGTACTGCTTTAATATAAAAGAACCTTGTCCAGTTTCGATATTTTTAACATGATAATATAAATCATTAGGTTTATCTATTTCTAAAACTTCATATACTGGAACTTTTATAATTAAATCATTAAAATATGTTTTGATTACACTTTTGATATCGCTAGTATAAATTGCTCTATCACCAACATTTATTTCTTCCAAATTTATCACCTCTTTCTAAAATTCTAATAGAACATTTATTTTAAATACTTATAATTTATTTTCATTCTTATAAAACTAACTTTTTATGGTCTTTTTATTTTTGAATATAATCTTGAATATAATTCATCCATATTTTCTCTGGTAATGTTAAACAAGTAATTATATCAAATGTCTGAAATACTATAGCAATAATTGATATAATAATTCCAGCACAACTAATACAGGCTAAAACAAACCATCCTTCATCATTTTCGTCTTTCTTTAAGACTTTTATTGATTTTGTAAAAAATATTAGTGATACTACTAACAAGATTAAACTTAAAATTATCCAAACTACACTTGTCCATAGTTCATAATTTACAATTCTTTGTCCTAATTGTTGTATATAAGGCATTATATTTGATTGAGTCCAATCTACTGCCAATCCAAATTTTTGTCCTAAATTATCTAGTACTTTTATTATTTGATCTGAAACTTCCATATTCCAACATCTCCTCTAACAATTAATTAATACTTTTCCTGTCCCTTTACATTCTACACATTGAAACTCTTTGCCTACTGGAATTACTTTATCATAATCAAAATAATCATTAGGGTAGTAATCCCAAATACCAGTACCTTCACACTCAAAACAATGTACAAACGCATAACCTCTTTCAATGTCTTGTTCTGTGACTTCAACTTCTATTGGCGTTTCTCTAAAGAGTCCTAAATATACTATAGCTTTCACAATACCACCTTATTAATTATGTATATTTTATTTATATTTCCTTGAAACTTACCTTTTAATGGAAGCTCAGTTTACTATTTCTGAAGCTACTTTCCATAGAGATTCAAGTAAGCTTTCAAATCCTTCAAAATTTCTAATATCAAACTCATTATTTTTTGAAATTTTAATATACCATTTATCTGTGTATTTACCTCTTAATATTTCTAAGATTTTAAAATCATTATTCTCAATAAATTTTATTAGATTTACTTCTGTTAGCAGTGGTACAATATCCCATATGCATTTAATGTTCCAACATTCTGTCCATGCATCTCGCCCTGCTGATATTTTTTTATTTCTCAAGGTTAATGTTTCTAATTCATAACCTTCTGATTTTATAACTATATATTTTTGCCTTTTGCCTTTAAAGTTTCTATAGAATAAATCATATTGTTTTACATTTTCTTTCCACCAATCTAAAAATACCTTTTGTATTTCCTTATCTTGCTTTAAAAACTCATCGGCACTTATATATTTCATATTAATTAAACGCTCCTTTCAAAATAACTCTATGTATTCAGCAATCATACCATTACCATTCTCTTTGAGTCCACATACCTTAATTCCTGTTTGATTATGATATTGAACTGCATACCAATCTAAGTAATCTGTAATAGAATCAAATTCTATTTCTTTAGGTTCTCTCATATTACTCACCATCCTCAATTCTATTTATTTCAATAACTTGTTGTCTTATTTCTTCTTCTAAAACAACTGCATCTTTATATCCATTATCTTTAATAAATAATTCATGATTTCTATATTGAATATAATCAAAGTTATCTGCTCCGTATTTGATACCAATTAACATATAATCCTTAATTAATTCATGTATTGATCCTACACCAGCTCCAACTTTATCTTCAATTTCATATGATATTGTTCCTTTTAACATTTACAATTCCTTCTTTCTTTTAATTAATTTTATATATTTTATTTATATTATAATTTTTCTTCAATAAGGTACACTAAACCAAACATAAAAATTGTAATACCAATTGCATAAATTAATCCTACTGGCATTCCTTGTCCTCAATTTTTCTTAAATCTATTTCTCTTACTATTCTAGCTAATAATTTATAATCATCCGCTAACCATTTATCATTGTCTTCTTTTCTCTTTCCTTCATCTAAAACACAATCATATTGAATTCTAAGTCCAATAGTAGAATTAATACAGTGCTTAAGTTCCTTTAGTTCTTCTAATGTAAAATCCATTTTTTATTCCTCTTTCTTATAAATTATAATGTTGAATAATTATATTTAATTTCTTTTCTAAATCTTCTAGTGTTCCATTATTTTGTATCTTTAAATCAAATCTAAAGTCATCTAAATCAATTTCTGATTTATGTTTTAATTGTTCTTCTGTTAAACCTCCAGTAAAATTATCTCTTTGTATTCTTACTGTCATGACTTGATCTGGAAACATTGCTTTCATAATAAATATTTCATCTTTAAAGCGTGTATCTGGAACTAAAAAATAATCAAAATCATCTTGAACTATTTGAAAATCTTCAGCTAAACGCCTAGCGTGAAAGCACTTATAATTTAAATCTTCTTTAATTCTTTCAGTTCCAATCCATTGTAATTTTTCACGTATCTCTTTATTCTTAGTAATTCCATCCCAGTGATAATATTCTTTAAGCAAATTTTTTATGTATTTTGCAAAGTGGTCAATTACTATTTTGTTTCCTTTAGCTTCTAATCTATCTTTTAACATATTTGCAAAAGTATCTTTCCCATGTTGCGCCTTGGCAGATATCAATATTATTTTTTTCATTTTATTGTACCTCCTAAGCTTCAATTCCAAAAAGCTTATTCAAATCTTGCTTTTCTTTTTGGTTAATATATACCCAACCTTTACACCTTCCTTTTCCACAACCCACTTTAATTACTTCATTATCTTTTTTATATATGTATAACTGACCGTATGCTCTTAATTCTACTCCATCATCATAAGTTGCTATATGGTAACCTAAAATAAAGTTTCTTGTTAATTTCTTTTGAATAATTTCATCTGAATCATTCCAGTTTCCTCTTACAAATCTTTTATATTGATTCTTTGCATAATCACTAATTTCTAGATATTCAATTTTACTTTCCATATGTATTCGCTCCTCTTAATAATTTTATATAATTTATTTTATTATTCAATTTTTCTTGCACTGTTTGCTCGGCTTTCTCTCTTATGTAAGGTTGTCTAATACTTTCAGGTATTTCAGTTAAATGTTTATATTCCATTATTATCCCTCCTTGGAATTAATCTTAACATATAATTTATTGCTTGTCTAGTTGTTTATATTTTATTTTCATATTAATTCTTTATCCAAATTATATTTTAATATTATTTGATTTATATTTAATCCATTAGCTAATTCAGTGTAAACTAAATCTAGTGCCATTGCATAAGAATTGCCAGTTTTAATATTTAAATCTCTACATAATTTTTGTAAATATATTTCTCCAATATTAAATTCTTGTGATAATCTTTTTATAATATCTTGATATATCATTAATTGTGAATTTACTTGAGATCGTAAATCTAATAATCCCATAATTTACTCCTTTCTAGCTTCCAAAATTCGGCTTAAAATACGTCTTTTAATTGAACTTAGTTATATTTTATTCTTCATGTTTCATTAATATATCAAGTTGTTCTATCAAACATTCTATTTCTTCAGTAGTTAACTCAATACTATTATTAATTTTTGACTCTTCTTTAAGTCTTATTAATTCTACTTTTAATAATTCTTTGTTTTCTTCTAAATTAACTTTTAGTTTATCCATAATTCTTTTATAGAATTTACCATATCTTTCTTTATCATTGAAGTCATATTTCTTACTTTTTTCTAAACAATTTAATTGTTCATTTAATTTTGATAATTTAGGAGTTCTTTCAATGTCTTCATTCATAAGTGTACCTATTTCTTTTCTTAAAGTATTAATCTTTTGATTTTCAATATAATTAATCATCTCATCTAATAATTTATAATCCTCTTTTTCTAATATTGCTGGATCATTATGAATTATTGTTATTAGTTTATTTTTGTTTTTTACATTATCAATAGCCATTATTTACATCTCCTTTTAAAGTTAAAAATCATTCTCTGACACCGTAAGGTGGAAGAAAGCGTAGCGGTAGCTACAAGACTGTTATTTACCCAAATGTTGTGTTATCCCCTAACGCCTTATCAGTTGTTGTCATTTCGAAGCCATGACAGGCTTTTGTCTTGTTCCTTGCGTCACAATACAAAGTATAAACTTATTTATATTTTATTTAAAGTTGAATATTTTCATTTTTTATTTATAGATTTGTAAGTCTTAATTTCTATATCGTAGATATATAATAGTAATTTAATTACATTCAACTTTTTATATTTTGTTCGTATGTAATCTTGGTTTGTTTTACATTTTTCTTAATGTTCTTAGCATTTAAATCTATAACATTATGACTTATATTATTGTATTTATCTATGTATTTATCATTTAATCTGCACCCATGCTTTTCGTTAGGTTTAATTCCTCCAATAACATTCTCATACTCTTTATCCTTTCTAATTTTTCTATTCCTTGCATTAGATATTATTTTATCTTGTACCCCTTCATTAATTATGTATTTACATTGAGTTTCTATGTCTTTCAGCCAATCATCATAGCCGTATTCATTTAATTTATTTATTATTCTATCATAGTTATATGTAATTTTATAAGCTTTGAAATAAAAATTAAAATCAGGTAGTTCTTTTCTTATTTCAAAATAGCATCTATCATAATATTCTTTAATCTTACCTGTAGCAAATAAATCTGTCACTCTTTTTACTTCCATTTGATCTAAAAGCTCACCCTCAACTCTTAATATAATTTCGTGTTCTTTTTCTGTAACTTCTTCATAAACAATGTCAGCATTAGCAACTGGGGTTATTCTTTCAATTTCTTCGTCAAACTCATCTATATAAGTTTCATGTTTGTATTCTAATGTAACAAGCTTATTTTTACATATTATTGTTGTCATATCTAAAGCTATAATCTTTTCATTTGACAAGTTTTTCAAAGCCCTTTCTAAATTATTGACTACCATAGAATCAACGCTATTATAGTAATCATAAATGGTTTCTTTGTCAATATCTAAATAAGTTGCTAATTTTTCTTGTCTCTTTTTACAATAAGAATAATTTGAATTCACTAAACCAGTATCCCTAAGTAAAACTGATTTACCAATAGTTAGATTACTCCCTTTCCCTTTTGTTAAAAATTCACCAAGTAATCTTAATTGTAAGTCATCTATATAATCTGCACTTTTACCTTTATTATTTTTTCTATTATCCTGTTTTTCTTTTATGTCCTTATATATTTCATCAATAATAAATTTATTACCTTCTTTATGATATTTTACATACCTTTCAAGTTCCTTTAATTGAGATTTTTTACTATCTCCAGCACTCACCTTACAATCAAGTAACTTACAGAGTTCTTTATAATTTTTAATTTCTTGTTTTTCTTTTAAATTATTGATATCCAATACATTAACAACCTCCTTGTATAATTTATTTTATTTCTATCTCAGCATTATCAATCAACCTTTCTTTTAATATTATTCATCCTATAAATCCATTATATTTATTTCTTTTGCAATGGAATAAAGCGAATCTCTCCTTCAAAATTATTAAATCTAAATTCTTCTAAAAAACGACCATTTTCTTTAATCATAACAACCTTAATAGTTTTAGCAGTGATATTTTCTTTATTAAGCTCACTAAAATTATTTAATTCCAATCTTTCTCCATTTTCATTATAAAAATTAACATCTACTTTCATTTATATCTTCTCCTTTATATTAAATATATTTTATTTTTATCTAGACATATCCATTAATTCTTCTTCTGTGAACTCTTGTCTTTCATCTGATTTATTAGGTGAATATGTAATTTCAAACTCATTTTCACCAATTAAGCCTTTTTCATATTTATTATCAACTAATTTTTCCATGATTTCAAACAGTTGATTTCTAAATTCTTTACTTTTCTCTGATAATCCCTCCCTACTAATTTTAATTGTGAATTCTTCATATTGTTTCATTATTATCATTCCTTTCTTTGTACTTATTTATATTTTGTTTACAATATAAATTTACTACTTATTTAATTTATTGTCAATAGTTTCTTTTGAATTATTTTCTAAACTATACTCATTTATTTTCCATTCAATAACTCTGCATTCCATCCATGAATTATCGTCAAAATCATGAATATCACAAAATCTACTAGCTTGTCTTGTCACTTCTTCTAATGCTATGTTATCTAAATCATAAATATATGCTTCACTTTGTTTTTTAGTGATACACCAATTTTCTGCATCTAAATATCCTACTGGTTCATTATTTATAAACACTTTAATTACTACTATCATTTTAACTCTACTCCTTTCCAAAATCTTTCACAAATTTTTCTTCATCAAAATAAGTATTAGTTTCTAATTCAACTCTTTCTTCTATGTTTTCATCTAGCCATTTATCAAACTCTTCTTTAGTCATTTTACCATATTCATTAATTTTATAATTAGTTGACTCACTCAACCTTTTTTCAGCCCTTTCTTCATCTTCTATTGTTGGCATATATTTATTTGCGATTTTCCGAATAGATTCAATAGGACTTTCATTATCTAGTTCAGTTTTAATTTCATCCATTTTAATTAATAATTTTTCATAAATCCATTCTTCTACATCTCCAGTAATTGATTTATCTTTTTCTTGATTAATATAAGCTTTTAATCTATTATAAAATTCACTCATAATTAATCCTCCTCGCTTTCAATATTATTTTCCATTTCTTTTAATACTTCTATTGGTGTATTATTTAATGCTTGAATATATCTATTAACACCATCATTTCTAATAGGCTTAACAAATGTTTCAAACTCTTCTTTACATTGGTTAACTAATTCATCTGAATATTCTTGTTGCGTTATTTCAGAACCTAATAAAGCAGTTTCCGTTCTATTCTTTTCTTGAATTTGTTGTAAAGTTAAAAAGTTATCTTCTTTAATACTCTCATTCCATTCATCTAAAGCTTTTCTGCCTAATTCGGTTCTTTCAATGAATTCATCATTACGAAAATTGTATAACTTATATAAAAATATATTAACTACTTCATCTGGAATATCTCCAAATATATCAAATATAACAGTTCCATTTATGTTAGGATAAATATAGTATGGTTGTCTACAATAACTCATTATTTATTTCCTCCTCATCATATTCACCATCATTTCTCCACTCATCATCTTTAGTAATTACAACATATCCTTGTTCATTTCTAATAGTATTCCTTTCAGCTAATTTTACTGCTTTATCCATATTTTCATTAAGTCTTTGTCGGAGTATTTTTATATTTGTATTACTGTCTAATTTAAAAGGTTCAACATCTTTTAACGCTTCTTCTGTCGTTACTACTTTATCTGAAAACTTTAATTTAGAATAATCTAATTTTCTAGTCAATGTCACTCACCCACTACAATATAAATTTTTTTCATTTTCTTACCTTTGCCTAATGTAATATCCAAACAATCAGGTTTATCTAGTCTTACATCTAAATCTTTTCTATTACGTCTTATCTCATTAGCTGATGAAGTAAAACCATGATTAGCTAATAATCTAGGTAAATACCTTTCTGAATCTCGAACAGTAACAGAAAACCAATCGTATTCCGGATATTGTTCTGAGCCTAATAAAGTTTCTAATGATACTAAAGGTTATCCGACTACTATATTTTCTATATGCATTTTTATTTCACCTCCTTAAAAGCCGTTAAAACTTCCATGTTAACTGGTTTTTATTACCTATACTTTAAAATATCTTCAGACTTCTCTCTATATGTTCTATCTATTTCTTCTATCAAAGCTTCTTTAGTTGTTTTATTTATTGTTTCAATATCAACATCTCGCCTTAATTTTACTAATGTTTCTAATAGAAACTCTTTAGCTTTTAGTTCTTCTTTAGCTTTATTACAGCTACACCTATAAGGCATTCCAACCAACTCACCTTTATATTCGTAATAATCGTTCTCTACATTCTTATGACAGTAAATACACCTATCAAACGAATTAGTTTTATAGGTAGTCGAGCTAAATTATGTAGAGATTTAAATATTAAAACTGCAATTCTTATGCAATGGCACTAGATTTAGTTTACACTGAATTAGCTAATGGATTAAATATAAATCAAATAATATTAAAATATAATTTGGATAAAGAATTAATATGAAATAAAATATAAACAACTAGACAAGCAATAAATTATATGTTAAGATTAATTCCAAGGAGGGATAATAATGGAATATAAACATTTAACTGAAATACCTGAAAGTATTAGACAACCTTACATAAGAGAGAAGCCGAGCAAACAGTGCAAGAAAATTGAATAATAAAATAAATTATATAAAATTATTAAGAGGAGCGAATACATATGGAAAGTAAAATTGAATATCTAGAAATTAGTGATTATGCAAAGAATCAATATAAAAGATTTGTAAGAGGAAACTGGAATGATTCAGATGAAATTATTCAAAAGAAATTAACAAGAAACTTTATTTTAGGTTACCATATAGCAACTTATGATGATGGAGTAGAATTAAGAGCATACGGTCAGTTATACATATATAAAAAGATAATGAAGTAATTAAAGTGGGTTGTGGAAAAGGAAGGTGTAAAGGTTGGTATATATTAACCAAAAAGAAAAGCAAGATTTGAATAAGCTTTTGGAATTGAAGCTTAGGAGGTACAATAAAATGAAAAAATAATATTGATATCTGCCAAGGCGCAACATGGGAAAGATACTTTTGCAAATATGTTAAAAGATAGATTAGAAGCTAAAGGAAACAAAATAGTAATTGACCACTTTGCAAAATACATAAAAATTTGCTTAAAGAATATTATCACTGGGATGGAATTACTAAGAATAAAGAGATACGTGAAAATTACAATGGATTGGAACTGAAAGAATTAAAGAAGATTTAAATTATAAGTGCTTTCACGCTAGGCGTTTAGCTGAAGATTTTCAAATAGTTCAAGATGATTTTGATTATTTTTAGTTCCAGATACACGCTTTAAAGATGAAATATTTATTATGAAAGCAATGTTTCCAGATCAAGTCATGACAGTAAGAATACAAAGAGATAATTTTACTGGAGGTTTAACAGAAGAACAATTAAAACATAAATCAGAAATTGATTTAGATGACTTTAGATTTGATTTAAAGATACAAAATAATGGAACACTAGAAGATTTAGAAAGAAATTAAATATAATTATTCAACATTATAATTTATAAGAAAGAGGAATAAAAAATGGATTTACATTAGAAGAACTAAAGGAACTTAAGCACTGTATTAATTCTACTATTGGACTTAGAATTCAATATGATTGTGTTTTAGATGAAGGAAAGAGAAAAGAAGACAATGATAAATGGTTAGCGGATGATTATAAATTATTAGCTAGAATAGTAAGAGAAATAGATTTAAGAAAAATTGAGGACAAGGAATGCCAGTAGGATTAATTTATGCAATTGGTATTACAATTTTTATGTTTGGTTTAGTGTACCTTATTGAAGAAAAATTATAATATAAATAAAATATATAAAATTAATTAAAAGAAAGAAGGAATTGTAAATGTTAAAAGGAACAATATCATATGAAATTGAAGATAAAGTTGGAGCTGGTGTAGGATCAATACATGAATTAATTAAGGATTATATGTTAATTGGTATCAAATACGGAGCAGATAACTTTGATTATATTCAATATAGAAATCATGAATTATTTATTAAAGATAATGGATATAAAGATGCAGTTGTTTTAGAAGAAGAAATAAGACAACAAGTTATTGAAATAAATAGAATTGAGGATGGTGAGTAATATGAGAGAACCTAAAGAAATAGAATTTGATTCTATTACAGATTACTTAGATTGGTATGCAGTTCAATATCATAATCAAACAGGAATTAAGGTATGTGGACTCAAAGAGAATGGTAATGGTATGATTGCTGAATACATAGAGTTATTTTGAAAGGAGCGTTTAATTAATATGAAATATATAAGTGCCGATGAGTTTTTAAAGCAAGATAAGGAAATACAAAAGGTATTTTTAGATTGGTGGAAAGAAAATGTAAAACAATATGATTTATTCTATAGAAACTTTAAAGGCAAAAGGCAAAAATATATAGTTATAAATCAGAAGGTTATGAATTAGAAACATTAACCTTGAGAAATAAAAAATATCAGCAGGGCGAGATGCATGGACAGAATGTTGGAACATTAAATGCATATGGGATATTGTACCACTGCTAACAGAAGTAAATCTAATAAAATTTATTGAGAATAATGATTTTAAAATCTTAGAAATATTAAGAGGTAAATACACAGATAAATGGTATATTAAAATTTCAAAAATAATGAGTTTGATATTAGAAATTTTGAAGGATTTGAAAGCTTACTTGAATCTCTATGGAAAGTAGCTTCAGAAATAGTAAACTGAGCTTCCATTAAAAGGTAAGTTTCAAGGAAATATAAATAAAATATACATAATTAATAAGGTGGTATTGTGAAAGCTATAGTATATTTAGGACTCTTTAGAGAAACGCCAATAGAAGTTGAAGTCACAGAACAAGACATTGAAAGAGGTTATGCGTTTGTACATTGTTTTGAGTGTGAAGGTACTGGTATTTGGATTACTACCCTAATGATTATTTTGATTATGATAAAGTAATTCCAGTAGGCAAAGAGTTTCAATGTGTAGAATGTAAAGGGACAGGAAAAGTATTAATTAATTGTTAGAGGAGATGTTGGAATATGGAAGTTTCAGATCAAATAATAAAAGTACTAGATAATTTAGGACAAAAATTTGGATTGGCAGTAGATTGGACTCAATCAAATATAATGCCTTATATACAACAATTAGGACAAAGAATTGTAAATTATGAACTATGGACAAGTGTAGTTTGGATAATTTTAAGTTTAATCTTGTTAGTAGTATCACTAATATTTTTACAAAATCAATAAAAGTCTTAAAGAAAGACGAAAATGATGAAGGATGGTTTGTTTTAGCCTGTATTAGTTGTGCTGGAATTATTATATCAATTATTGCTATAGTATCATTTTTCTTATAACATTATTGATTCATATTCAAGTTATAGGCTTTAGTTTTTATCTTCTAATATCTTGTCATATCCTCATTGCTTTCTCATATAAATAGTTCTTCTTTTTTATTTAGGAAAAGCGTCTTGTTCACATTTATTCCAATCAATCTTAGATAAATCAAATAATTTATTCATCTTTTCGTTATTTAATATGTTTTGTTTAATAAATTCTGAATTACTATATCTACAATCAATTATTATATAGTTATATTCTTTTATATTATTTTGTAAGGCAGTTTTTTTTCAACTTGTCATTCTCTTGCTCTTCATAAAAATATCGCTTGAAAAACAAATTTTATAAAAATTATGTAAATTATACAATATTAATTAAATCTTATTCATTTTATAAAATATAATAGATTAAAATTCTTATCTTTATTAACTAAAATATTAATGTCTCTAGTCATTGTTTTAATAAACTATCATGTATATTTACACCATAACTAAATCCATTCTACTAATTCTGCTTTTATTTTAATAACTGGAAAATATGAACCTGCATTTAGGCTTTATCTTTTCATAAATAATTCTTGTTCTTATCCTTCTGAAATTCAATTTAGTACCATTATTTTAATCATACCTCCTTCAATGTGATATTACTTTTTATTCAAAAAGTTATTTAAATGAAAAAAAATATTTTATTTTTTTAATACTAATAATTATAATATAACTTTAGATATTTTAATGTATTAAAATTTTTAATTTATTATTTATATATTTTTATCATCTTTAAATCTATAAAAATATTAATACTTACTTGCGTATTATTTGTTATTTATTCTAAAGTTTAGTATATTTTGGCAACATCATTAGAATTCTAAATAAAATACTAAAAAACTAATTCTTCTTTCTTAATAATAAACTTCGTTAAATTCTCCATATTAAAATTTAATTACTTCTTTATAATTGTTTCTTTATTGTCTTTTAAAAATTCTATTTGGCATAACTCATCTAAAATATTATATAATGATCCTTATGCATAACTTATTTTAATATGCTCATTCGAATTCTAATTGATCAATTTTTTTCAGTAAGATCTTCAATTATTTATAATTATAGCTATCTTGTCACTATCCAAGATATAAATTAAAATCTACCTTTTATTACTCTCTGTGAAACTTGGCAAATGTTCTTTTGTCTACTTTCAAAATTATGCAAATTTATATCACCTTATTTAACCTTAAATTCTATAACATAACACATCTTACGTCCACAAATTTGCCATACGAATTCGTCTATTTAGTACCATCTTCAAACTTATTTCTTTTCCTCCAAGACGCTCCCCTTTCATAAATACAACAAAGTATATCTAAATGCAACTAAAACTTCTATTTTCAATCTCCATTCTTTTTCAATCTATAACATCAGCTTTAAACGACGCATTTTATACCTTTCAAACACGGAACTATAACATTACTGTATCTTCCGAAACAAGATTTAATCACAGCCCTAAACAAGTACGGACCGTATTCTTCGGCATTGCATTGCTACAGTCTCACTCCTGATGGTTAAGTACAAGCAATTTCATCTATTATTTCCAAACTTTTTCTAAATGTTCAGTTTGTTTAAACTATACGTTCAAAATTATGCAAATTTGTTATTATACCATTATCGGATAACTTTGATACGTTTATCGGATAACATTGAACAAACTTATTGTTAATATTAACCACAGCCATTATACTTTTAAAGTACAAAGGAGTTGATTTAGTATATTATGGTTAGAATGAAATTGCATATCTTATTAAATATACATAGATTATCTCAAAGAGAATTATCGCTTAAAACTGGTATAAGGTTTGAAACAATCAATAAATATACAAATAATTCATATAAATATATATCTAATGAGCATCTAAATACTTTATGCGAGTTTTTCAATTGCTCCATATCAGACTTAATTGAACATATTAAGGATTCATAGTAAAGATCAGCTTTATAAAGATGATATGAAGTTGGTCTTTATTTTTACCTTTTAATGCAAACATACGTTCTTTATGTAATAATTTTACTACCAAACATACATTCGGTCAAGCATTATTTAATCAAAAGCACCGATAAAACATAATTATCGTAACCGATATTTCGGCATCAAACTTGCTACAGTCTTATTATACTCCTGATAAAAATTTAACAACATCACTATTTGTGAAGATTTCTTTCTTATTACCTCTAGTTTCTCATTTTTATTTATTGATTCGACACTATTTTGCTGATATAATAGAGAAAATAAGGAATTCTTGTCGAAGGTGGGAATAATTATGGGAACAAATTTATATACTCTTTATATAAAAAAGTACAGAAAAAATCTAAGACATATGACTCAAGAAGAATTAGCATACAAATGTGGCGTTGCTCCCTCCTATATTTCAATGTTAGAACAAGATAATATTACAAGACGTAGATCACCTAGCTTAGCCTTGGTTCGCGATCTAGCTTATTCATTAGAAATTTGCCCGAATGATATTTTGATTTTCAGATGTTCTGATTGTAAGTTCGAAAATAGTTGCAATAGAAAACAATATGTTGAGGAAGATAATGAAGATTTTTATAAAGATAATCTAATCTATTATTTATAGTTATTTTAATTTTATTAAAGAACTGGAAGAATTTTGTACTTCCAGTTTAATTTTTCTGAATTTAATCGTTTTTATTTTTTTTGATTTAATACCACATCCATATTTACTCATACAAACAAATTTATATATATCTAAGCTATTAGTATAATTTTTAAAATTGGTATAACTACAAAAATCCCAACAATCCCAATTTCCATTATTTTTATCAATGAACCATAAATCATTCAAATCTTTCATCGCTAAAACACTTATCGGTTCAACAGTCATTATAATTCTTTGATTATCATTATCTATATTATATATTCCTGCTAAATCTCTACATATAATACCTTCAATATTTTTACAACTATTATTACTAAATTTAACAGTTATTTCTTTATAGTTGATATCTTTAATTAATTTTTCAAATTCATTTATAAACTCAGCTAGACATTTCTTTGTTTTAAACATTATTATTGTATTATTAGTTAGTTCTGTTAATTCAATATTGTTTAATCTTTTAAACTTTAAAAATTCTATCATTTTTAAAACACTTCCTCTTATGTATTTATGTTGAAACATATCCCCAACCCTTATAATTCGATATTTTTTTAGAATATCCTTTATAAAATTAAAATTTTTTATAAAAATTATTTTATTTATTTAACTATATTTTATTTATATTGTAATAGGTTATAATTTAATCTAAACTATAACCTATCATAAACTCTCATTTTCTTTATTATTCTGTTATTTTTCTAACACTATTGTTAGTTAGATCTACTGTTGTTCCGCAACAAAGACCTTCAATTTTAACTATTGCATAATTAATACTCCCAATAAAGCCATCAATTGTTCCCTTAATTGGCTCTCCATAGATATCTATTGCTTCAATGTTGTCATCCTTTTTAAATGTAATCTTATCATTCATAAAATTCACTCCTTAATTATTTCTTTCTTTTAATAATCTCTTATATTCTTCTTTAATCAAGTCTTCCACTACAGTTGATTCCAAAAAACGATGAACATGTCCAGGAATGCAAGAACCTATATAACCACCTTTTGCGAATACTTCTTTAACAGGTTTTCCGTTAATAATTTTTTCTTCATACCTTATTATATTTCTTATAGCTTTTTTATATAGCATACTACCCTTATCTATCATCATAATTTTTCAACTCCTAATCTTTAATATTATATCATAATTTTAATTCCCTAATCTATCCAAAACTGATAAAAGATTTATTTTAAATTATTATTTTTGTAATGAATTTTCATTACTATGTATATTATATGTATATATTTTATTCATTATGTATTAATCTGTTATTTCTACCTTATAATTTATCATTGCATTATAAAGCTTGTCCGGTATCTGATCTTTATAATAATCTGCAACTTCTTTTATTAAATTTTCCTTATATAATTTATATGTATGGTATGCTTCTATGGGATTATTATAATCTCCTAGTAATATTTTCTTTCCTTTATTATTTTGGCAACACGCAACAAATTTTTTATGATTTTCATGCCAATAAACTCCTATAGGATATTCTCCTCTACTCGCATCACTTTTTATAAATAATTTATTTATGTTTTGCGGGACTATAATACACGTTTCAGGAGAATATATTTTATTTCCCTTTATTAATATATCCTTATCCAATTGCATTTTTTCACCATCTACTTCATAATAATTTTCGCTCCACCAGTGTGCAAAATTTTGATAATTATACCATTGAGTACAGACATTACAATTTTTATAAGTAGGTCTTTTAATTAAAGATTCTTCTGAATAACATCTTCGTAGCATATCTCGCCATACAGAACTTTCTTTTGATTTACAATCATATTTATAATTACCTATTCCTATAAACCCAATATTATAAATAGTTCTATCGAATGGAGATTTTATTCTACCATCTTTAAATTCATCATATCTTCTATTATAAACTATATAATCTTGTTCTGGAAATAATATAGTAATATTATCTTGTGAATTGTATTTAATTATCTTCATTAAAGAACCTAAATTACTAATATTCTCTTCACCTTCCCTTTCTATTTTGTAATTGTATGGTTGTTTTCTTTTTAATTGTGCCATCTAATTCCTCCTCATTTTATATAATTAAGTTCTTTTGTAAGAGTGCCTTTTAACTCATTGTTTTATTATTATATTTTATTTAATGGATTATTTTTAACTGACTCTCTTAATTGATCCTCATCGACATGTGTGTATATCATGGTAGAACTTATATTACTATGGCCTAATATCTGCTGTAGACTTCTTACATCGACATTTCCGTATTTGTACATAAGAGTTGACGCTGTATGACGAAGCTTATGCACAGTATAATGAGCATCAGTCAAACCTGCATTTGTAATATGCTTTTTAACCATTATTTCAACAGTTCTCTTATTTATGGGTGTGTTTCTAGCTGATAAGAATAAGAACTTTTTATTTTCTTCATTTGCTTGTGAATCATCTCTAACAGTCATATAATTATTAAATGCATTTAAACACGCATCATTCAAATATATAGTTCTTTCTTTATTTCCTTTACCAATGATAGTCAATGTATCTTCTTTTATTTTATCTGTTCTTATACTACAAAGTTCTGAAAGTCTCATTCCACAATTCAAAAAGAATGTGAGAATACAATAATCTCTAGCATAATTCTTATCCTCTTTATTTAAAGACTCTAATAAATGAATACTTTGATTTAGAGTTAAATATACTGGTAGTCTTTTATCTAACTTAGGAGTTTCTAATTCTAAAGTTGGGTTCTCTGTAATCACTTTAGCTTTTGTAAAAAGAAATTTAAAAAAAGATTTTAATGAAGCAACTTTTCTAGCTCTGCCATATGAACCATTTTTTCTTAACTTTTCTGCAAAAGATAAATAAGCATACATATCTTTAAGCTTAATATCTCTTATAAAATCATCATCTATATTACTTATATCTATATCTTCAAATTCAACTTTTCTTGAATTTACTTTTTTCTTATGTATCATCATAAATTTAAAAAATACTGTAAGATCTATTTTATATCCGTTAATTGTATTTATAGATTTACTTTTAATTGTCTCTAAGTAATTTAAGAAATCACTTAAACTTTCTGGAATATCATTATTTTGAATAGTTGCATATTTCATAATAAACCAACCCTTTCTTTATTGAACTTAATTATAATTTGTTTTCTTTATTCTATTATATTCCTATAAAAAGAAAATTGCAAGAGTTTTCCTGCAATTTTTACACACTTATATATATTTTATTTATATTTCTTATTAATACTATTATATTATAAATATTGTACTAAAGATAAAATTATAATATAATGATTTTGTAAGTATATTAATAATAAGAGACTTCATATGTTGTGAAGAACTCAGGCAGATAGGTTTAACTTCCCTATCTGTTTTTATTTGCTTAAAATACCGAATTTATTTATTCTCAATATAAAGAAATAGAACCATATTTCTATGATTCTATTTTATGTTTTTATTATAAAAATCTATCATCATTTCTTCTATCGTTTTAAGTTCGAATATTGGTACAGACAAATGATTTCCATTTGACATTTTACCACCAATTTTCTTTCCAGATTCTGTTAATATCCAATCACCAAATTTATCTTTAACAACTAACCCCATATCATTCCACATGTCATACACTTCTGTTGTTTTCATACAAACCTTTTTCCCTATATATCTTGCTGACATTTTACTCATTTTATATCCTCCTATTTTTACTATATAAATTTAAATATTCGGAATCAATCTAAAATAACTCGTCTTATAAATTTTCTTTCAAATACTCAGCAAAATTAATACCATCTTGTAATTCTTTAATTAGTGTTTCAGCTTGAACTAAAGTTATATTTGTATTAAATAATCTTATTCCTATCTCATCTTTTCCATTATTATCAAACTCATTTATTATAGCAGTTCTATTTAAAGTATCTTTTAATTCTAGTAAGTTAGGTTTATTTTCTCCTAAAGGATAGAAATTCTTTTCTAAATGTACTTCATATCCATTTTTACGGCACTCATCATACCTTTCGCCAATGTCTTTACTAAATCTCATATAAACATCTCTCCTATCATATATCTAACATTAATTATACCCAATTTTTAACTATATTTATATAGTTTTTATAATATAACTCTTTTATTTTAACTTACGATTTTTCATCATTGTTATTATTTGTAATAATCCACCTTCTATTTTGCCTCCCCCGAGCCTATTACAAAGATACTTATTAGAAAATTGATTTATAAAGTTATCTTCTTTTTCAAAAATTCTATCTGTTTCATATACGAAAATTCTAGTAGTATCTAAAGCCCTGAAACTATCGATAGATAGTTTTGATGTATTAACTGCTCCCATTGGAAATAAAAGTCTGTCAAAATATTTGTTTCCACTCCAATGTTGCCGAATACGCTTTTTTATATATTTAGCTGTACCAATATATAACTGTGAATATTTATCAAGAACCATTATATAATATCCTGATTTCATATTATATAAATTAAGATCAAATACTTCTTGAAAACATTTATTTTTATCAAGAAAACCATTTAATTCTTTATTAAATTCCTCATTATTTAACAAAGAAAAGTACTCCATATTTAAATCATAATTTTCTAAACATTCTTTTTGATGGTTCTCACACCACTCATTTGTATATATGCATTCTTTTTCATTGGCGTAATCACATCCTACCATAGTACCTTGAAATGAACTTTTTGTATTTATAATAGCATATTTTTCTCTAGTTATTTCTAATCCATATTTTCCTTCTATTACTTTTAACCCAAAATGATTAGGCATAATCGACCTCTTTTCTTTAGAATTGTTTTATACGAGTTCTTAAAACTCTTGATTTATTGACTTTTTAACAATACTATTTCTTTAATAAATACGTTCCAATATTAATATTTAACTCAGCTAAAACTTTATCATATTCAACTTTAAACTTGCATCCACAACTACAATTATATTCTTTTTTATAAATTTCTTTATTGTCTTTAGTTTTAATATTCATGAATATATTACTCCCACAATATGGACAATGAAATTTTATGCATTCTGATTCTTGCTTACTTTTGCTACAATCATCATTTATATATTCCCATATTAACTTAGTTCCATCTTCCAGTCTACCTGCTGATTTTCTTATTCCTTTACAACATCTTGCTATAGAACCAGCTTGAATGCCATAATATATATTTGCTTGATTTATGCTATCAAACTCTTTACCAGTCGTTATACATCTGACTTTGTATGTTTCTCTCATTTTTTTGTATACTTCAATTTTTTTGACTTTTTGTTGTTTTTCTTTAACTACACTTTCTCTTATTACATTTTCTTTTTTAACTAAATCTTCAGATATCAAATCAATATTATCTTTAAAGGCTTCAACTACCAAACCTCTCACGTAATATTGATTTATAATTCCATCTTTAGAAAGTGTCACATATCTTGCTTTTTTCAATATTCTTTCTTTAGTAGTATAAATAGCATCTGGTCTGATAATTGTTCTTGATAGACTTTTTATTCTTCCAAGATTAGATACTTGATAATATTTTTCAAACCCAACAACATCTCTCCAAATTTCTTCCATAGTTCATATCTCCATAAATTTTTATTTTTTAATATTATATCATAGTTTAAGACAACTCTAAATAAAAGAACTATTTTACCTAATCATACATTCCTTCAAAATAATCTTCTGTAATATCATTACCTTGTTCATCATAGATTAACGCACATTCTTCACATTCAAAAAAATCTGAATCCTCTATTTGTTTTAGTTCATTTCCACATCTTTTACAATCCATAATTAATTTCCTCCTAATTTTTATTTTTACTTAATATATTTCTATATATACTTTTTCTGAATTGGAATTTATACAATCATTTAAGAATATATCTACATCTTCGCCTAGATTTAATTCCTTGTTTTTCTCTTGTAGTTTAAATAAACTTTCTCTATTATAAACATAAACCTTATCATAATTTTTATCAATAACCTCATCAGCATTATTAATAAAGAAATCATGAGTTCCCCAATAATCATTTAATCTTCCAGACAAAGTAAACCCTGCTATTTCATCTTTTGTATCAAATCCTATATATTCATTATAATACCACGTTTTACGTCCTGTTACATCTAAAGACATATTAATACCTCCTTAATTAATTTTTCACACTTATGTATTTCTTAATTACATTATAAATCAATTTCCAAATTTAATCAATACTTTTCTAGTCTTAATTATATTTTATTCTTATTAAATATATTTATACAGGTTTTTAATAATGCAATTAGCATCTACACCACTAATAATATCATCTTGTAACTTTTTCATATTAGCATTAATATTTTGTGACTTACAAGCTTCTAATACTTGTCCTAATGCTTTTGTGTATGTTTTATAATTCATTTATATATCTCCTTTCTATAAATTAACCCAGATCACACATCCTTGCTTATGTTCATAAGGAATCGGTTCATTGTATATAATAGGATTCTCTAATATCCATCCATACAATTTTTTATAAGGTATATG